TGGTCGATCGGTTGTCTGCCGGACACATCACACTTTTTTTGTCAATCCGGGTCACTCGTAGGGGATGCGGTTCTTGATGGCCGTCAGTTGCGACACTATGCATCCCTTGTAACCGATGTCCCTCGCAACGAGCACAGCCGTCACGTGAGCAGCCGCTGAGATGTCGATGCGAGTGAGTTCGGTGGTCTCGAGGTCGATGTCCAACCCCGTCTTCTCGTTGATCAGAGAACGCCACTTCGTGAAAAACTCCGTGCACCACTGACCGTCCGGCATACGCAGTTGGTCCACCACCTTCTTGTAAGCGTTGATATACTCCATCTCATCGGGCTTGGTGCTCCATGAGATGAGTGCATCAATGAGGGGGCCATTATCCTCCATTGTTTGGTCGTTGTTTTTGGGTAACTGTATCATCCATCACTTGAGACTGGCGGGGATACGACTTTTTTTTATCCGTATACAGTAATGAATACTGGTAAGAAAAACACAAAGGGCCGGACAATTTTTCGGGGTCCGCGCGGCGGCGAATACGTGCTTGGACCAAGTGGAACAAAGATCCGTTCGTTCAAGGTTGCGACGGGTGCCGCCGTTCCAGTCCCTGTGACGAATCTCGAAGGGTTTACAAAGACTCGTTTCGAGGCTCATCTCGTAGGTCGCCATGTTTACAAGAAAAATTCTTCAGGGCGCTATTATACGGTAAAATTAAATTCAAATGGACGACCAACGGAGCCTTCTATGATTTCACGTCGTGAATTGGTTAAAAATGTACGTACGGGTGTCGTCAAGTCCATTTCGGACCATCTCAAGAACGGCCCTAACGTTGCCGCGCCAGCTCCTACTACGTCACCGCCACCACACAAACGTGTAGCAAAAATGATGAGACTCGGTAACAAATGGATCGCTAAAAATGGAACTGTTTACAGAAAGAATGGACGAGTTTATAATTTTGGATCTTCATACAAAAAACTTATCAACGTCCGTCGAAATGCGTACGCAAAAGACTCGAAATATCTCTACAAAAGTGTCATACCATACCTGAGACCTGAAAATGGTGCTGCTCCCGTGAAACTCAAACTCACTCGTGCCCGTTACGACTTGTATCAAAATGATGATCCGGAACACAAGGCTCGGGTATTTTATAATAAAAATGGACAGCTGTACTACGTGACTTTAAATGGACGAAAAATAAACATCAGAAGTGCCTCTTGGCCGTTCAAGGTTTCAGACGAGCGCATCTATCGCCTTACACAACGTGAAATTGCAAATAGAAACGCCGCTTATCCGAGAAGTGCCATTCCACCTGCTACACCCAATAGAAACAGAAGTTCTCCCATTCTGATGAATAACATGATGCAACAGATTTACGGTGGAGGTCGCGGTTCGAATATCAACGCGGGTAGATATACGGAAGGCGAGCGTAAAAAACTTGTCAAACTTCTCGAAAATTCGATTCAATTTTTCAAGGGGAAACGGGACGATAAAAAGGCGGAGGCGACTCAGTCTCGGGCGGCTCTTCAAGCTGGAGGACTTGCGAATGCTGATAAACAGAGGCTCAAGAATCGAGCCGCAGCTGCAAACGAGCGCGTAGGCTATTTTGATGATGCTGTCCGTGCATACACACGCGGTCTTCGGGCCCTCCAACCTCTTTCTGGTAATGTACCTGCAAAGTATCGCCGAGCGGCTGCAACACCGAACCGGTCGAGTCCCGCTCCAGAGTCTGAGGAGTTTGATGCGATTTATATGCCTCTCGAGAAACCTCACCTCGTCGTGAAAACTCCAGGTGTCGGTAAAATCTATCTCAATCCAAATTCGTTCCGCGGACTCGTGAAGGACGCCGCGCGTGTTAACATCCCAGAGGCGAATGTACGTGAATGGCTACGCATGGCCCGTAACAAATTTCCAAACGAACCTCTGTTCCGACACCCAATTGCAACGTCTAAGAATGTGACCGCGAGCCACATTCGTTTTTCGCGATCATGATTAGAGAGAGGAGGCCAATACCGTTATGGGCACAAGAACTACGCAAACATGTTACGAGCCGTAAAAAACTACCCGCGTCTGGTAAGCACTGCAAAAAAGCTCCAGGATCCAAAGTTTTTGACCCAAGCGTTGCTCAGTCAGCTCGAAGGAACGCCATCTAAAGATCCATCCTTTATTACCCAGAACCTCCCAGCCTTCAGAAACACCGTTCGAGGAAACGTCTCAAATGCAGCCAAAAAGCTCCTGGAAATTCGCGAAAAGGCGGCCAAGCGTACAATCGCCCGATACGTCAAAGCTGGAAAAGTCGGATGGCACATCAGTCACCTTCGTAAATTACGCGAAATGAACAAAGCCCGTGGAAAGAAATAGTCGGCAATACGGGGACGCTCACCAATGAAAATATTTTATTCTAGTATGGATCGCCGGTATATTCAAGCGCTTCGATCAGCGTCTCGGGCAAATTTGGCACATTACTACGCCGGGGGTAAAGATTTTAACAAGTCCGTGCGTCGCGCCTCACCGACGACCCTCCGCCGGCTTTATAAAGAAAGTGAATCACGTATACGATACTTGGCTATGGCCAACTCGAACCGTCGTGCGCGCGAGATAGCGGCTCGTCATGCGGCGAACAGAAATATCGAATATGTGAGAAGGATCATCAAACAGAACCAGGCCTTGTACAACGCGGCCAAAAATCAGAAATGGAACAATACGAACAGCCGTATATACGCTTATTTTCCATGTTCCAAGGCGACGCTCAAAAGGGTCATCTATCATCTCAAACAAGAACTCAAACGTCTCGAGGCTGCCAAGTTTCTTGCCGGTCGAAAGGTGGCCGAACATATGCTACCAGCATTGCGGTTACATTATTACGTGACTTCAGCGACACAACGTAAAAAATCTTGATTCATAATTAAATTGTCCGTGAATACTCGCCAGAAGATCGCCGCGAACATCCGCGCCGGACAGGCCAATTTCAATCGTTTGTACACAAACCTGCGTCGCGAGGAACAGCTCATGAACAATATCGAGAAACTCATCAAAGAACGGTCAAAAACAGTAAAACTTTATTATGCTCGACTTCGTGGTACACACGCAGAAGGTTCGAACGCTAATCGACGAAACACTCTTATCAACAATAGACTCAACCGGAACATTGAGCGAAAGACTCAGGAAATAAGAAGACTCGAAGCCGAATTGGTCGCCTTGCGTCGTCGTCTCATGGAAAGACCCACTCGTATGACAAACCAGAACATCCTCGAAGGTGTCAACTTTTCTGTACGCAAAGCCGAATTTAACAGAATGCAACAAAAGAGACTGGCGCGTCTGATCACCAACGCATATCTAAAACCAGGTGGTAAATTTTCACGCAATACGGTAGCAAACGTGAAACGAGACGCAAACAAACGTTAGTCTTTTTTTTCATGGTCCTTACGGATTTTTCGATAGACCCACCAGTTCATAGATGACGTAAAGAGGACGAACAGTCCCAAAAATTTTCCAGTCAATTCGACGGCGGGGTGAATGTCGGCCCGTGGTTTCACGGGTACGCGTCGACGAACCGGTCGTGGAATTGGTTTCGCGAGTGCAAGCATCATTTTTTTACCAAACAATTTTACTTTTAAATACTAGGTACGATGAGTTACCTCTGGATCGTTGTAGTCGGCGCCATCGGAGCTTTTGGCTTTGGTTGGGCAACCGGCTCTAACGATGTCGGAAATGCGTTTGGAACTTCAGTGGGCTCCGGTGCCCTGACGATGAAACAGGCTATTGGTGTCGCAGCCGTATTTGAATTTGTGGGAGCGGTGGTTCTCGGTCGTGTGTCGACCAACACCATTGCAGGTGGTATAGCAGATATCAAGACTTTCAAGAGTAACCCGGAATTGTACGGCTACGGTATGATGTGGACTCTCATTGCTGGTGCAGCCTGGCAGATTTGGGCGTCATATAAAGGCCTTAACGTCTCCGCAACCCACTCCATCATCGGTGGTATCATGGGATTTTCGATTGCAAATTCAGGAGCCCGAGGTGTCCTTTGGCTCCAGAAGGACCCTACTGCTTTCCCCCCTTATAAAGGTGTTGTACCCATCGTATTATCGTGGTTCTTTTCACCTATACTCACGGCTCTCGCTTCAGCCATAATATTCACTGGAACGAGAACTCTTATTTTACGTAGGCCCGACTCATATCGTCGAGTCTTTTGGCTCTTGCCCGCTCTGGTCCTCTTGACGTCCTGGATCAACATCTATTTCGTATTCACAAAAGGTCTCAAAAAAACTATAAAAGGTACAAAAGATGATTGGTCCAACTCTAAAGCTGGCTGGATCGCTCTGTGCATCTCGGCCGGTTTGTCCATCCTCAGTCTTGGTGCTATTCCGATCATGAAACGCCGAGTTGCAAACCAGACCATTCACGTCGAAGCCATCCAAGACGCCGAAGCTCCTCCAGATGAGCACGAGGTTCAGAATTTAAAAGAAGAATTCAACGCTGACACGGAACGGGCGTTCAGTCTTCTTCAGGTGTTTTCAGCCATCTGCGTCATATTTGCCCATGGCGCTGGCGAGGTTGGATACATGGCAGGTCCTTTGAGTACCATATGGACAATTTGGAAATCCGATTCTCTTCCAAAATCCGTCAAAGCGCCCCTTTGGATCGTCCTGTATTCTGCAGCCAGTCTTGTTCTTGGCCTGGCCATGTATGGCCGAAACGTTACAGAGGCGATGGGTAAACGTCTGGCTCGTCTCACGCCGTCTCGCGGTTTTGCAGCCGAGCTCGCTACATCACTTGTGATACTCGTTGCAACACAATATGGGCTCCCCACATCTTCATCACAGTGTATCACGGGTGGTGTCGTCGGTGTAGGCCTCGCAGAAGGATTTGGCCACGTCAACTGGAAGTTTTTCGGACAGACTCTGCTCTCATGGATTAGTACTATGTTTGTAGTTGGCGTGGGAACGGGTGTTTTGTTCCTTCAGGGTGTTGTCGCCCCAAAGTAAATTAGGACACGAATTTGATCGCTGAACCTTTCTACTTTCCAAATCTATTAATGAACACTCACTTGACACGACTCGTCTAAGGTAGCTTTGTGCGTCTGTAAAAATATCTCTGTAAAGTTGTTCAGCTGTGACGCATCCTCGGTAAACTATCCACACCTTACCGAGGAGCTTTTTGAACACCTTTTCCATCATTCATCCTATGATATTTTCAGTGCACTTTTTTAACTCCGAGTCAGCCTCCATCGCTTTTCGCTCGAGCCCATAGATTTTTATCATCTCAGGTACCTCCTTTAATTCACACAAGCTCTTGACCGACTCGGCTGGTTTCCAGTTGTTCTTGACAGAGTGCTTAAACGGACCATCCTCTGACGGGTACACTTTAATTTTGGTTTTGATTTCCTCGGGCGTCATTTGGGTCTGCATGACAGCCTGGGCCGCCAGGTAAATGTTCAGGTAGTCTGGTTGGGGTATCTCTTGGAGGTCCACGCCCCGAGCCTTCACGTGCTCTTTGTAATCCGCCTCATTTTCCAAAGAGTTCATGGTCAACATTTCGTCCCGTAATTTTGAAACAAATTTGGAACCCTTTGGACAGGCAAAAAACCAACTCTCGATGACTGGATACTCTGGACGGGTCGTAGCCCCTTTACGGTAGTACCCTACAAAGTCAGACCCTTTTTCGTCCAGGACCCAATCCACCGGTCGTGTTGGAATCACAGATGCGTCCGACCACACGCCTCCGTACTTTGGTAAAATGTAAAGCCTCACAAAATCTGACTGTCTCGGTTTCGTGTCTGCGAATTTTAGTTTGAAAATATCCGTCTCGGGCAAATAGTCCTTGAGATTCGTGGGGTTCAGGACCGTGACTGACCACTCGGGGTGTAGCCGCCTCCACTTGTCGATGCATTTTGAAACAAAATCAGGAAGATCCTCCGAGTCCCAGTAGGTCCATATACTTTTGGGCACTTCTCCCGTCGTAAAAGGTTCCCGTCGTCTGACCCATAAGAGCAAAAGGACGGCAACCGCTAGGAGGACCGCCAAGACGACGACCCACATCTAATTTTAGTTTGGAATTTATTCGTGACCTTTGAAGACGCAGTGCAATTCTGGTTTCGTGTCCAGTAATTTACGATCGTGATTATGAAACTTGACTATGGTGGGTTGGTTGGGCTCGCAGACCGACTTGACCGCATCGTAGTTGTTCCACCCGTGATCGTACATGTGTTTATAAGGACCCTTGTTTGCGCTCAGGAACAAGCTCGTGTCCTTTATCTCATCGACGGTCATACCTTTTTGCATAGCATCCTGGGCGGCTAAATTTATAGCTAAATAGTTGAGCATCCACCCGTGAGTCTTTTGGAAATCTACGCCCCTCTTTTTGAGATCGTCGAGGTAGTCCCCGACCGAATCAAAATTTGCTATGCTCATGAACGAGTCACGCCATTTTGTCACCATCTTCCCACCCGGAACTGTCGCAAAGAACCAGCCCTCTATACACGGCCACTGTGGCTTTGTGGTGTAGTGTTCGATGTAGTACCCTACGAATTCGTGTTTGGAATTTGTCGGAAAGTCGAATGGACGAGTCATGAGAATCGACGCGTCACACCACACGCCGCCATACTTGGCCAATATGTTCAGACGGATAATATCCGATTCACGTGCGGGTGAGTCGTTGAATTTTATGTCTTTAACGTTAAAGTCTATGTACTGATCGAGGTTTTTGGGAGTCACTACAGTGATGGTCCAGTCGGGGTTGTACTTTTTCCACGAGTTTATACACTTGGTCACGACCGGTGTCAACTCGTCGCTGTCCCAATACGTCCAAATTTGTTTCGGAATTCGACTCTCCTCCCCGAACGTACTGGATCTTCGGAAAATTACGAGGAACAAAATAACGGTGACGAGTCCTAGGATGACCAGCCACATTCCTACTAGAGCCAATCAAAATTTTCAGATAGACGTGGAGTGGCACAGTTGGTGTAGCGTTTGGAGACGGCTTCCATCGTAGTCGCAAAGTGGTTCCGGAGAGCGTCGAGCGACTCTGCCAGGGCCGAACATCCACCGTCTTGGACAAATGTCTGGAACAGATCGCTGAGGACCGCCATGTACATTTCCAAAACCTGGCGAATCTCCGTCTTGCGCTGCCGAGCCTTTTCGCGCTGCTGAATTTTCTTCTTGAATTCATCCTCGTTTATGTCACCAATCATAAACTTGATACGTAGGTCCCGGTTATCCTCGTTCGCCTGCGTCGTGTACCTAGGTACCATGACCCACTGACAATGTCCCCATGTGCGATGAGCCGCCGCGAACCGTAGGTGAAAAATGTTTGATCGCGGACACCTCTGTGTCACGTAGAGCCACTCAGGGAAACCGCCACATGGCACGTCACCTGGATTACGTTGAAGCGTCCCACGCTGGCGTTGGAACTCATAGTAGTGTGGATTGTGAATCGTGCCCGTTTCGACACGGCCCGTGCGCCAACTGAAGGCGGTGTGACACTGTGTACAATACATTTGGTCACACCCGTCAATCTTGAAAATCATCGCAGCACACTTGGGACAGTTCCGTGAGTCCTTGGCGAGGAGCTTGGCCGTCTCCACGTTGTTTGGATCACACGTGTGTTCGGCATCCTTGTCCTTTCCCTTGACCTCGTGACACTCGGGACACGTCCAGTTTTCACACATTCCACACTTCCACGCGGTGCTCAGAAACCCTTTACAATCTTGAAAGGGACACGCCCGAACAAAAGCTCGTCGCTCCGTCTCGAGCGTACCGCCACGCAAACGATATAAAAGTTGCTGCATGTACCAGTCGATATATTCAAGGTCAATCTCGAGACTCTTTGTCACCTTGTGTTGTTCGAGCGCCTTTTGGTGACGAATTATTCTAGCCTCAAATTCCTGATGGACGTTATTCTCAACAGCCACAATCGCCAGTGGTCGTTCGGCCCAGTACATAAACCTCTCTTTTGATTTGCGTATTTCTTCGTTTTTGGCCGCCATTTTTACAGCCAATTCGCGAATCTTTTTTTCAATTTCGACGTAGGGCTGAGTCGCAGGCATGAGGCTCTTCTCGCGTTCGAGCAGTAAAGACTCTCGACGGGCCTTGTAGTCCTTGTTGATGAATTTTGAAGTAAAATTGTCAACGAGAATCTCTCGGTTCCAAGCCTTGCGACACGACATACAATGAGCGTCCTGGGTGGTATCGACGAGGTACCTCTCTGTACACCCCGAACAAGCGCTAAAGGGACAATACGGACACTTTATTCGCGACCTCGATGACTTGTTGAATGTTTCACAACATACATCACAGCTCATTTCTTATTATTATCAAGAGGCTTGGTTTTATCCTCGCGCAGACGGGGAGGGACCTTTTTGACCTTGATGCCGTGCTTTGTAATTACAACGGGTATCTCGAGATCATCTTCATGAGTCCAGGGCTCTATGGGATCGTCGTCGGTCATGTCGGCCCACCTTTTATTCATTACTGGAACCGGGCATCTTCTTTTTAACAACCTTGATCACCTTCTTGGTCTTGGTCTTGGGAGTGGGTTTGCTAGCGCTCGGAAACTTGGCGAAAATCAGGTCCAGCGCCTCCTGACGCGCATCGGACGTCTCCTCCATTCGCTTGTAGTACGCGAGCGCCTTTTGAATCTTAGCCTCGGAGTACCCAGCGAGTCGCCACGCTTTTTCACGTTCAGGCAACGGCGGAACCTGTGACTTTTTATAAAGTGCGCAGATGGGTTCGAGATCAAGCCCGGCTGCATCTGTAGTCACGACTCGCGTCTCGACTGGATGAGCTTCGTGCCAAGCCTTACACCGCTGAATAAACACTTCCGGGTCCTGCATGTGTTTGGCCACAAACTCGTAACAAATTGGAGGGGTCCACTCCTTCTTTTTCGGTCCGGTCGGGTTGGGACCTTGACGCATCTTGTCTAGAATTTGGCCCACCACACTGGGGTGTCCGGAAGGGATGCGAGGTTTTGTGATGTCAGGTTTCCACTGGGACACGACTCCACCGCCAGGCAAAGCCTGGGAGACAAACTGGGTCGGTACCCTGGACCAAGTCCGAGGATTAGGACGCTTAAACGAAGACATTTTGGGTGACTTTGAAAAGAGACCCGAAACATTTGGCGTGACCATGACACGAATTTTTATGACACCTTTTATTAGATGATGAAGCTGGTGATTAAACTCATACACTGGCTCGTTTTTCTGTTTATCATTTTGGCCCCTTTTTTTGGAAACGACTATCTAATGTCCATGCACTTGCTTATCGTACCCTTCATCATGCTCCACTGGGCCACGAACCAGTCCGTGTGTGCCCTGACCGAGATTGAAAAGATTGTGACAGGTGCTGCACACGACGACGAGACGTTTTTCGGCAAGGTGGTGGGACCCATTTACAAATTCAAAACGCAAAAGGAGGAGAACCTGTTCGTGTGGACGGCTATGACGACTCTTTGGTTCGTAACGTTCATTCGATTACAAAAGACTGATTTTGCTCATCTGCGCGCTGATATACGTGCTATGCGGGAGGCCTTGCCCTTCTAGTCGTCGTCCTCCTCAAACTCCTCGATGTCGCAGCCCAGCGTCTCGTCCTCGTCAGACTCAGAGTCATCCGCCTCCTCGAGTAGAGCCTCGATACGCTGAGCAACCGTCACCACCTCAAAGTCCTGTTCAGTCTCCTCCAGGGGGTTACCGTGGGACGCGCACAAGTCGCACGCCTCGTCAGTCTCCGTCAGGGGGTGCGTGTGCACTGGCTGGTCAGGCTTCTTCGCCTTGGTCTGCTTCTTCGCCTTGGTCTCCTTGGGCTCCGACTCACCCAGGGACTGCTTCAGGTGACGCTTGCAAAACACCTCACCCTTGAGGGCGCTAAACTTGCAAGGCTCCTTCTTGCTCGTGAGAGCGGTGCAGCAAGGCTTGTCCTTGGACCCAGCATCCTCGACAACCACCGTGGTGACCGACTTGGGCTCCTTGGTAGCCTTCTTCGTGTACTTGCGAGGCGCCTTGACGGGCATTTCGAGGTACTTGCTCTTAAGCTCCTCAACGTCCAGGTTGTACTCCTTGGCGATCCGCTCAATAAACTGACGGTCACGGTCAGCAACCAGGGCGTTCAGAGAGTCGGCAAAGGTGGCCATTGCTGTTTTTGGTTGGTAAGAGAGTTGGTGGTGCGTTTAACTGGCTTTCACAACACACGAGGTGAGGAAGTTTTTGTGTACTTAAACCTTACTCCGACCAAACCCTGGGCCGAACACGACACTTTTATTTGAAGTCTCCTTCACGGACCCATGCGTTGCATACGTACTTTGTACCGCTTGAAATGGGAAGGCCGGCGTGAAGCGCCTTGGGGTGACACTGAAGGGTATCTGTCGCCAAAGGTTTAAAAAATATAGCCGACCCGGGAGGGGCTTTTATTTTTAGGTCCCCGTGGTCGGGGAAATGCGTCTCGCCGTCCGTGAATTCGTCGTTCAGGTACACGAGTAAAGTTCCGACCCTTTGTCCACCCCGCGTCTCAAAGTTTTTACACGCATCCGAATCGTCACAACACGAATCGTGATGAGCTTTGTAAAACGTGCCTGGTTTATACCGGACCACCTGGAGGTCCTCGCAACATCCCATCGGCTTTCCCGTCAATTCACACGCCTTGGAAAAAACCTTTTGAGCCACTGGATCGTCCCTAGGTATCCATGCCGTTTCGCTTGTCCGGGAAGGGTCTGTACCTTCCACGCCCACGACAGAGCTTCTGGTGAAGAGTGAATTGGCCTTTTCGATTATATATTTACAATCCTCCTTTGTCAGGACCGAGTCTACGACGACTGGTGGGTCCCAGGGGTCAGACGCTCGTGTAAACCCGCGACCTCCCGTCCTCCACACCACCAAAACCAATACGACGACGGCCACGAGCGCCGCCAACCACCACCACGGCCACATTTATTTTTTTCAGATATTATAATATGGATGAGTTTGCAAAGTACTGCAAGACGCACAAGAGACTCGTCGTCCCGGACAGACGGTTCGTGATTTCGCTGGGGGGTGGTATGGCTGTCAAACTGTATCTCATGGATCGTGGTGTGGATCCTCTTCCTAAAAAGGTGGCGAGCACGCGGGACTACGATTTTACATTCACCGTGAACCATCCTTTGACCGATGCGGAAGTTCCACGATACTCACTGGCCATGTACAATTTCATGTACAATTTCGTCAAAGGGTTCGTGCGTCCAGACAGTTTAAAAATCAAGAGTTACGCGCGCAAGTCGTTCATACCGGCAACCGGTAAGCGTACGTACCACGTCGTCCAGTTCAAGACGGCTGATGGAGAAGACTTTATCGACTGTACACTTGCGTACGTTCCAGGGGTGAGTCACCATCAGATCAACTCGGTTTTTGCTCGTAAATACGGCATCCCGATCAAGCGTCTCAAGTACATGTACAAAGATGTTCTCGTGGTTTTGGCCGGTTCTTTCGTGTACAAGAAAATCCTGACCCGTAACCCGCTCGGAAAGGAAAATCCAGAAAAGGGTCGGCGAAACATTGCACGCGTAAAAGCGCTCAGGGAGTTGCGGAGCGTAAAGACTCCAACGACGACCGAGTTTCTCAAAGCGATCCAAACGAAGAAGATGAAATTGGCCGTCGCAAAGGCGCGCGCCGTCATTCGGGAAATTGCCCGTGTCCGTAAATTAAATACCGGTAAGTAATATGGCCAGCCGGTACGTGGGCCTTCTCATGAACTCGCGCACACAGGCTCACGCGTTTCACCTCACGACCAACTCTTTTGCCGAACACAAAGCTCTCCAGACGTATTATGAAGGTATCGTTCCTCTACTCGACGCATGGGCCGAGGCGTACATGGGCAAGTACGGCCGCCTCCGCCGCGTCAGTTTGAATAAGCGCTTTATGAAAGACCCGACCAAGGCTCGTGCATACTTCAAGAGCCTCTTGGTACGCGTCCGGGCCATCCGGCTCCCCCGGGGCGACACATACCTCAAAAATATTCAGGATGAAATTACAGCCTTAATTCGGTCGACGTTGTATATGCTATCGCTGAAGTGAGTACCACTCAGAATTTTCGCTATACCATTTCACCGTGTCGGCCAATCGCGAATCGAAATCTTCATCCTCCTTCCAGCCGAGAGCTCGAAGCCCGGAACTATCTATACAGTACCTTGAGTCGTTAAAAGGTCTAGGATCTTTAATAAACTTGGCTGTACCTCTTCCTATAATATTCTTAATTTTTTCATAAATTTCTAGAACCGAGTACTCGTGTAAACTCCCAATGTTGTACGTTTTTCCAATTTCTCCCTTTTCGAGAATTGTAAAAATTGCACGTGATACATCGTCAACATAAATGAAATTCCTACGGGTCGAGCCATCTCCGTGAATCGTCGCGGATTTTTCGTTTAAAATTTGAGTTATGAAAAGTGGAACAACCTTTTCTGGATACTGTTGTGGACCAAAAACGTTGTTCCCACGTGTAATAATACACGGAACTCCATACATGTTAAGATAGGCCTTTACATACAGTTCGGCAGCAGCTTTGCTTGCTGAATATGGATTACTGGGATTCAAGGGGGACTGTTCACAACACACGTCGGTTGGGCCAACTTCTCCGTATACTTCATCCGTACTAATGTGGATAAATCGCTTGAGTTTTCCATATTCTTTTGCGCTTTCAAGAAGGACGTGAGTACCGAGAACATTATCTTTTGTGTACTCAAATGCGAGGTCGAAACTTTTCGTTACACATGATTGAGCGGCAAAGTGTACGACAACATCCGGTTTAAATGTAAAAAAAATATGTCGCATGTGATATTGTTCTGTTATATCACCGCGAATGTACGTGTACCGAGGATGTGCTGGAACGTTGTGTTCACGGGCCATGTAATCACATTTGTCCACATTTATAATCTCATTTGTAGAAGAATTCAAACAATGTTTTATAAAATTTGATCCGATAAAACCAAGTCCTCCTGTTACGAGAATGCGCATTTCTATGGTTAAATAAAAGTTATGTCCCTTTAAAACACAGTAATGTCGAAGAAAGTATGGTATGCTCCAAACCAATTTGAGGCATACGGAGAAGAAGAGATACACGCAGTGGAAGAATCGCTTCGTGCAGGGTGGCTTGCAGGTTTTGGACCGCGGACTGTAGAGTTTGAAGTGAAAGTGTCTGAACGCTTCGGAAAGAAGCATGGACTATTTGTAAACTCGGGTTCGAGTGCTATCCTATTAGCCCTGTGTGCACTGGATCTGAAACCGGGCGATGAGGTTGTGACTCCCGCATGTGGGTTTGCAACGACCGTAGCTCCTATCGTTCAGGTGGGGGCAACGCCAGTATTTTGTGATGTTCAGTCTGGTGGAAAATACGTTCCAAGTGTCGAAAACATTATGGCAGTTGTCACCCCAAAAACAAAGGTTTTGCTCATTCCAAATCTCATCGGAAACGTACCAGATTGGAAAGCGATCCGCGAAGCATTTCCGGGCTTGATTCTGGTTGAGGATTCGGCGGATACCATAACAACAACACCGTGTACAGACATTTCAACGACGAGCTTTTACGCTAGTCATGTCATCACGGCCGGTGGTATTGGTGGTATGGTGATGTTTAATTCCGACGAGCAACTCAAGCGTGCTATTATGTTTCGCGATTGGGGCCGTATTGGTGATAACATTGAAGAGCCTTCGGAGAGGTTTAATCATTCGATTGACGGTATACCGTACGATTGGAAGTTTTTGTATGGTGTTGCGGGATATCACCTCAAAGCATGTGAAATGAATGCCGCTTTTGGACTCGCTCAGTGGTCGAAACTCGACGGGCTTCTCACAAAACGCCGTGCAAACATCGAGCGTTATCTTGATAACCTCAAGGATACTAAATATTATTTACTCCCGGATGATTCACGGAAGCCAAACTGGCTTGCTATTCCTCTCATGTGCCCGGATCGCCTCGAGTGCCTCAAGTTTCTCGAGGAAAATGGTGTTCAGACCCGTGTGTGTTTCGCTGGAAACATCACACGTCATCCTGCATGGCGTCAATATCTTCAGGAGTTTAGTAACGCTGATTCTATCATGAAAAATGGTTTTTTACTAGGCGCGCATCATGGTATGAGTCTAGATGACGTTGATCACGTATGTAAGCTTCTCAAAGATTTTGAATCACAGAAAACCCATGGTCGAGAATAAGACTCTGTCCATTCATACAAGAGTTCTTAAAACACATAAAATCAACCGCGTTCCAAATATCTTCTAAAGATACTAAATTGAATAATTTCTGAATCTGTTCCTTTGTAAGGTTTTGACGCGTCATCTGATTGTCAACAGGTCCCGGCAAAATTGCGTTTAAATAAATATTTTTTGATTGTAAATCTGCAGCTGCACTTCGAACGACGCCCCCAAGTGCCGCTTTAGACACCGAGTACGAAAACTTATTCTTCCTTGAAATGTTTTGCCATATAGAACTTATGATACATAATCGAGCACCTTCGTTCAGTTTATCATGTGAAACGAGCCAGTCAAGTGACTTTACTACAAAATTTACGTTTACATCCATGAGACTGTCATAATGTTGGGCAAAACCGATACCATCGTTTTCATTTTTACCTTGGGCCCAAATTACAACATCAAATCGTGGTAACGTTTTTAAATTTTCGTACGATTCATTCACTTTGTGATTAAAATGAATGAAATGTTGCTGTGAAGAAGATGTAGGGTACACGGGACCCTTTTCAAGAGCACGTTTATGGATATATGATCCGATAGAACCATTTGCCCCAAACAATAGAATGTTCATCGTGATTACTCAGAAATCATTCCTTTTATACGAGAACACACGTCTGTTCCGATATCTATATATTTAAATTCAAAATTACCGGGTCCTTGAGGAACTGCAAACTGTACGATATTTTTCGTCACCTTTTTGTCTTTTGAGAGCACCTCGCGGATCTGTGCCACATCCGCATCTATTCCTGGAATGCTCGTAATGGTCGATGCAAGACGCTCAAACTTTAAGTCCGAGTAACCAAACAGCTTATTCTCAACAAGCATGCCCTTAATAACAGCTACGCCATGTGGAATCGTATATCCCGACAAAGATTCAAGTGCGTGACCAACGGTATGGCCATAGTTTAGAGCTCTCCGAATTCCCTTGTCAAACTGGTCAGCTTCTATAACTGCCCTTTTTACGAGTAATGCCACCTTAATTCTATCTATTTCGTCACTTTTTTCATAAATGTCAAGAGCATCTCCAATCATACATAGTTTCAGAATTTCCCCATGCCCTGAACGTATCGCGGCAAAGTCCAGACTATCAAGGAATTTAGAATTTATGAAAACTTTGTGTGGACAACTGAACGTGCCAACCTTGTTCTTTACGTCGTCGAGATTCAAGCTACTCTTTCCGCCGATGCAGCTGTCAGCCATGGCAAGAAGAGTTGTCGGCCAGTAGACCCATTCGACGCCTCTGTTAAAAATTGTACTCAAAAAAGCGCCAATATCTTGAATGATTCCACCTCCGACGACGACTATACGCATCGGCGTTCTTCTATCAGACAGATATTTGACAATATTCATGACGGTTGTTACGGTTTTGTTCTCTTCCTTTGCTTCAATTTCGTATGCAAAATTATGTGAATTCAAATAGTGCCCAAGTTTTTTGTCTATAATGACGAAATCATTTTGACCAAATACCGGGAACGCATTCGTAAATTTAACAGAATAATCATAAGGACTCGCATTGATTGTGAACTCATCTCGTGTCATATCTTCTGGGTCATAACATACACGTTTACCATCTATACTAAATGAACGCCATACACGTGACTTGATGAGCGTCAGTCGCGAACTGAGTGCGTTACTCACGGTGAGAGCTCGAGATGCAAGGGACTGTGTCCATTTGAGTTCAAATTCGTGTGACGTTTGAATAGCCTCCTCCCAAGAAGCAAAAAGCTCCGGACACAGTTTCATGATTACGAAACGCGTCTCTACATAATCCAAAAGTCCTTTCGAATATAAACGCTCGACGAACGGCTTGGTTTTCTTACTTATAGCACCACCCATGTACGTGAGCTTGTTTGTTTTTTTGATTTTTGTAAAAGCCTGCTCGATGAGGTACTGATTATCTTCCGACTCGATCTCATCACGGGTCTGTCCCAGAGACCCCATTAGGTCCACTCGACCTATGACAAAGTAATCAATACCTTGTACAGACAATAACTGATCTATAGAGTCGAGTGCCGTAATAGTCTCCAGATTCACACCGCGCGAAACTTCTAGACTTTTTGTCGCCTGAACATATTTTTCAAGTGCATATTTACTTTCGACCATTGGGCTCACGAGAGAGTCGGCACATAAATCCATTGCAGTGTTAATGTCAGTTTTAGCTTCACAACCACCAATTTTTATTGCTAATTTGAGACCATTCTCAGACGTGAGACTTCTCAACTTGATGACATCACTCGGTCTCGCACCTTCATCCTCAAAAGATGTTTTGATGCCTACACACGAGTACTTTGACTTGAGTTTTTTTACTGTGACATGAAGAGTCGCGGTAGGTTTTACAACTCTCAACATACCTAGTATTCTTTAGACTTCTTTAACAAACATATTAACGCGAAACTCTTCGCGATCGAGAAAAGGGTACATGTCCTCCATGGGTGTATTTTGAAAAGTGCCGTCTGGATTCATTTTGTTCATGAGCCGGGGATGACGCTGTTGAACGTTGCATACGATTTCAACAAGACACGGCCCTTCATGTGCAATAGCTGCTTCAATCTGATCTCCTGTAAAGTATACTAGATCATATGCATTGCAAATCTTGGAAATTTTTGGACATTCAATATCAACTCCAAATCTCCTCTTGAAATACTGGTCCTGAGTAATCTGAATGGCACCGTAACCACCGTTGTTAAAGTACAAAATTTTGACTGGAATTTTATACGTCAGAATTGTTTGAACTTCTTGGAGGTTAAGTTGAAACGAACCATCACCTACAATTGACCATACTGGTTTACCAAGCGCCCAAGCTGCTCCTATGGATGCAGGAACCTCGAATCCCATATCACCGTGACTGCTCAGAATGTACCGGTCACCCGGTTTGGCAAGGTACTGGTGCCAACTCGCACAAAAAATCGACCCTGATGATGTAACACACGCCTCACCGGCTGGTTTTAAATTGAAGAAATTATGTAAAAAATTATATGGACACTTTGGTGACCCGGGATTTGGAAGTTCCCGACTCCATTTTTGTTTCCACTCTCGGGTCTTTGCAAGCCAACCGGTACACTCTTTTTTCGAAAGTTGTTCTGTTGCAAAAAAGTCTCGCAGGTCCATTTGAATCACGTAACTCGTGTCGGATGGTTCGACATCTATGCGTACGACAGTAGCCTCGCGGCAGAACCATTCAGGTCTGTAGCCGACGATAGCTTTACTCACTCTACATCCAAGACAAAGAACGAAATCGGCGTTTTGGAGTGTCATATTACCGGAACGATCACCCAAAATTCCAACACGTCCAATATTATACTCTGGTGCCAAATCCGTTCCAAAATATGACGCGACAACAGGGACCTGGTGTTTTTCGACAAACTTTTCAAGAGCCTCGGACGTGTTTGATAAATGAATGCCATTTCCGATGAGAATGACTGGTCGTTGTGAGGTTTCCCATGCATCCATTGGAAAATCGTTTTGTTTAGGACACGTGGAAGGTACAACAAAGTATGACGTATCATCCGTCTCAAGAGGCTGAACGTCGAGAGGAATACTGAGCCAAACAGGACCCGGGCGACCGTGTGTCATGTGCCAATATAACACATCTAATTCTGTTCCAAATTTTGTAGTGGGTGTGAACTCGACGGCATACTTTGTTATATTTCGGACCATGTCTATGATGTCACAGTCTGATCCCGAATATGTACGAGTCGAGTGACAAAGTGTTCGCACGCTTTCTTTATACGGGACACCTCCACTTATGAATATAACGGGTGTGCTATCCTGATAGGCGATCAAACAAGGTGTAAGTGCATTCGTCGCACCACAACCAGCCGTAACACACGCCATGCATGGTGCGTTCATCGCTTTCGCCCATCCGACTGCTGCATATCCGGCTGGGTTTTCACCGTGTGTATATACAATGTTCATAGTTTGGCCGAACGAGTCGTTCAAATGCATAGCAAACCCGCCGGTGACTGAAAAACCGTGTGTAATTCCCTTTTCTATTAAAAATTTTGAAACCAAATCAGCAACCTTCATTAATATATTGAAGTATTCTCTCTTTTAAAACTGGACGCAACAAAAAATTGGCTTTGCCGATATATGGTGATTCTTTTTCGTCGCTTTCGAGAGTGTATGAGATATTTGCGATTTTTAAAACTTCAGACAATAAGACGTGCGGTTCGGGATACACCATATGTATACATCTGGGTTCTAAACGAAAACGTGAATCGATGATACATTGAACCGTATTCACAACGTCTTGGACGTGTACAAAATCAAATAGTCGATCTTTTGAAATTTTGACATGTCCGTCTCGAATACCTGTAGCTAACAAACGTTGTGCAGGTTCGTTCGGGCCAAAGCATCCCCAAATCTTTATTACGTGTACGCGAGGGTCCGCACTCACAAGGTTTTCTATATACTTCTTTGCGCGACCATATGGGGTGTCTCCAGATGCAGCACCACTCGAAAACCAGATTAGATGTGCAGAGTTAATGGTTTTATAGACACTGGTGAACATGTTTACATTTTGGTTAAAAATATCATCCGTCTCAGTCTTGAGACGACTTCCACCGACGGCTGCACAGTGAATGACGAGGTCAAATCTGTGCGTCATAAAATAGTTTTTGACAGCTTCTTCGTCGAGTAAGTCGAGGTCTTTGCGTTCAAGAAGCGTTGCCGATGGAAAACGTTTTGCAACATGAGATCCGATAAACCCCCGAGACCCTATTATACATATTGAACTCATTAAAGAAAACAGTTTCTAAATCTTTATGAGGTTTGTTATCGTGACCCTTTGTACAGAAGATTGGGCCGAGTTTGCCGCTGTGACAGATCAGAATAAGCGAGAATATTGTACCCGTCACGGATACGCGTTCCGTCCAAAATGCGGAGAACCGTTTCATACACGGTTCCATTACGGAGATCCTCATCTCAAGCCGATGGGTTGGGAATGGGGGTTCGAGCGAGCTTATGCTTTCCGTGATGCATTTGAGACCCATCCAGATTGTGAATGGGTATATTTCTCAGATACGGATGCAATGATCACAAACTTCACAATCTCCCTCGACCGAATTGTAGATGATAGGTTTCACGTTATTTTGGCGGCTGACATTAACGGAACAAATTGTGGAAACCTGTTTGTTCGAAACTCGGAAATTGGGCGTGCTTTTATAAACTCAATGATTGGTGCAATGCCCGCCTATAGGGACAATCCTATGGCCGAGAATCAATGGATTCAGGAAATGGCCACGGCAACATATTGGAAGAAATATATCAAAATCACTCCACAGAGAATGTTCAATGCATACGACTATACACTCTACAAGTTTCCAATGTTCACAGGAACAAAAGATATTCTCGGAGTCGACGGACAGTGGCAACCCGGTGACTTTGCTTTGCATATTGTTGGTGGGATGGCAATGGACAAAAAGACTTTGCAAGAGCGTATCGATATTGCAAAAAGATATTTAGAGAAGATAACCAAATAAACTGTATGCTCGTCGATACTTTTATGTTTTACAATGAGTTTGACGTGCTCGAAGCACGTCTAGAAATTCTGGACCAGTACGTTGACCGCTTCGTACTCGTCGAGTCTGAGGTGAATCATGTAGGAGGTCCAAAGCCTTTGTTTTTTCAAGAAAATAAAGAAAGATACACCAAGTGGTGGCCAAAGATTGTTCACGTCATAGTTACGGCCGAAGAATCCCCGAAGGACTCAAACCCTTGGTCGCGTGAAAAGTACCAACGTGAGTGTATCCTACGTGGTCTGACCGCTAATCAGACGGTTGACGGAGCACAAGCTACGGTCGTTCCCGACGAGGCGATCATCATGGTGAGTGACGTTGACGAGATACCCGACCTTCGCAAGGTACCGTACGAGAATCTTCCCCATCTCATCACGTCTGTGCATATGTGGATGTTCCATTATTCACTTGATTATTTGTTTACAGGTGAACCATGGTTCGGAACGGTCGTGACCAATTGTGAACTCTTCAAACGAGCGGGACCCAATCAGCTTCGAGACGCACGTTGGAAGTTTCCTGTTTTTCAGTATGCTGGATGGCACCTCAGTAGTTTTGGAGACGAAAAGCACGTTCTCAACAAGATGCAAACCTTTGCACATGCACTCGACAACAATGGGCATCGTCATCTTCAGACCGAAGGAAATATCAAACAGTGGATAGAACGGGGTATTTTTGTTGATGGAAAAACAGAATTAGTGCCGAGAACGCCGGATGTCCCACTTCCTCCCCTTCCACCTCACCTTATGAAACTGTTTGTATCTGCCTAAGTTCTTCATAGACTAAATCTTGGGAAGTTCCCCTGAAACGCGCCTTGACTCGAAGGAGACGAAGAATGTCCTCCACGTGCATAAACTTGAAAAATCGTCTTTTTTCCTTCATAACTTGAAACCCACCCGTTCGCTCCTCGATCAGTCCTTGGCACACAGGCCATGTCACGTCCCGAAGTTCATTCAATTCAGCTTCTAAATTGTCGAGTCGGTGAAACACATGTCTCTCGAATTCTGAAAGACTTCCCATCTTCTAGTGCTTATTATGTTCAGAATGTTTATTTTGACCCGCAGTTGTAATTTATACACACGGCTGCCGCCACCGCAAACAAGAGTCCGAGCCATTGGATCCAGTGGGTGAATTTTTCACCAAAAAACAACCAGGCTGTGATTGCACCCCCAATCACAATCATGGCTTCCCACATGATACAGGTCCACATCATGCTTGCACTGGACAGCGTCTTGATGAGGAAAAACAGAACCGCCGTCCATGCCAGTACCCCAAACATCAGGTTATGGTGCCGACCCTCGTCCGCGAACCACTTCAGGTGGGCGTTCCCCAAAAGTTCGGCAGCCGTCATGGCCAACACGTACATGAAGGACATTCCTAGTAATTAATTTCGAAATAAAATTCAGATGGTCGACTGGGTACCTTGGCTAGCCTCGTGGATTCCCATTGGACCTCTGGACCGTAGAGGCCGTGAGATCCTGTTGACGATTTTGTTTAAAAATCCACTCGAACTCCGGGTGGCCATATTGGGTTTTCAAATAAGGAAAATGTTCTCTAGTGCTTTATATGAAGGCGGCTCTCATAACGGGCGTGACGGGTCAGGATGGGAGTTACCTGGCTGAATTTTTACTCGAAAAGGATTACTCGGTGTACGGTCTTGCCCGGTACTGTTCCGAGCGCAAGCACGAGCGTATCGAACACCTGAAATCCAATCCGGAATTCCATCTCCTGGAAGGGGACTTGACCGATACGGCCCGCATCAACTCTATCATATGTACCCTCGGCACTACGTATGATCTCGTGGAGGTTTATAACCTAGGTGCCCAGTCTCATGTGAAGCTTTCGTTCGACCAACCCGAGTACACGGCAAACGTGGACGCCATGGGGACCCTTCGTATTCTCGAGGCGATCCGTCAGTCTAATTTTGTTTCGAAATTCAAGTTTTACCAGGCGGGTACGAGTGAGATGTTTGGCAAGGTCCAAGAGCCTGTTCAGAACGAACGGACCCCATTTTACCCAAGAAGTCCATATGGCGTCTCCAAGGTTTTTGGGTTTTGGATCACTAAAAACTATCGCGAATCGTACGGAATGTTTGCGTGTACAGGCATTCTTTTTAATCATGAATCTGAGAGACGCGGAGCCGAGTTTGTGACGCGCAAAATTACCCTAGGCCTGGCCGAGTGGAAAAAGACTGGCAAACCCATCGAGCTCGGGAACATGGACGCCAAGCGCGATTGGGGACATGCCCAGGACTACATCGAGGCCATGTGGCTCATGCTTCAGCAGAACCATCCGGAAGATTTTGTCATTGCTACTGGCGAGACGCATAGCATCCGTGAGTTTGTCGTGTTGGCCTGCGCCGAACTGGGTATAGGAACGCGCTGGACTGGTACTGATGTCGATGAGATGTGCCTCGATGCCGCGACCGGTCAGTGTATCGTCAAGGTGAACCCCGAGTTTTACCGCCCGGCCGAGGTTGACGTGCTCATCGGCGATGCACGAAAGGCCCAGGACCAACTGGGATGGCTGCCACGCATTACATTTCGTGAACTAGTTAAACGTATGGTCACCAGTGACTGTAAATGAAGTGGCTCTTCATAGGTCCTCGACTCTTGGCAGGAATCGGTCAAGTGACGAACCGGTACGCCGAGTTGCTCAGGGCCCAAGGTCACGATGCTGAATACGTAGAATTTGGTCATCAGCCGTCAAAGTCTAGGTATGACAAGGGATTCGCCTTTGTTTTGCCGACCGATGAGCATATCAATCTGGTGGACCAGTATGCGTCCCTGTGCGACTCGGTCATGTACATGACCATTTGTGAGACGGAGCCGGTCAATCCCGCCTATGGAAAGTTGACAAAGTACAAGACTTTGTACGTCGCGTCTGATTTTTGCAAGCAGGTTTTCGAGAAGCAATTTCCGGGTGTAAATTGGAAGATTCTTCACCTGTATGCCGAGGGTACACCATCAGTGCCGAGAGCTTTTAGCTCTCCCTACATCTTCTATACCATCGGAAACATCATGGACCCCCGTAAAAATATACGGGGTCTCATCGACGCCTATTTGCGTTGTAATTTTGGAAATGAGGCTCACCTCGTACTCAAGGCGACGTGTATTCAGGATGTGACGTGGCGTGTTCCCGGTGTATCCGTGATCAACGGTCTATTGACCGACGAGGAGCTCGAAAAGGTTCATGAAGAGTCACATTGTTATATCAACTGCTCACACTCCGAGGGTGTCGGAATGGGGGCGGTCGAGGCGGCTCTTCGAAACAAGCCTGTGATTATTACCGATTTTGGTGGTCTAAAAGAGTATGTCAAGACTCCTTGGGTCGTGCCATGTACAAAGGGCCCGATCGGGTTCAACGACTTTTTGTTTACACCCGACCAAAACTGGGGGTTTCCTTCCGGTGAAGAGCTTCAAAAGTGTCTCCGGGACTGCTTTGACAAAAAGGTGACGAGCTGGGACCACGCTCATACGCGCGAGCTCATGCAGTCTGTGAAACAATCATCCCTTTGGGGGCCATCGCCTTGATGGCGTTGGCTGCGTTCTTCAGCGCCTTGATAATCTGAGCCTTTTTCACGGCGTTGGCAGCCGCGTTCAGATTTTTCGCGGCGTTGTTGAGGCCCAGTGAACGCGCCTGATTGGCTGCGTTTCTAAACTGGTTGTTTGCATTCGCCGCATTCTTGGCCGCGGCATTCACCATGCGGTTGGCGTTGTCCACATTACCCATGGCAGCCTGAGCATTTGCGGCCCGAAGCTGGTTACCCGCCTTGACCGTGTTGTTCAGGGCGGCGTTCACGTTACGATTCATTTATAAAATCTAAACATTAAAATTTAGGGCTCGAAGGTCCCGTGCTCGCACCTTCGGCTGCAGAATCGACCCAGTAGTGCGCACCGTACACCACGAGTGCAATCACGATTGAGCTGGAAAGCAAAAAGCTCTTGGTCGAATTGAGATAAAGAACGGTATCGTCCAGAACCTTGATACCTGTGGGTTTCTTTATCAGACGCGGGACGAGATACACGAGAAGAAAGTTGATGACGATGGCGGCCCAAATGTAATTCCAGTCCATTACACTTGGTTCACATTTTTTCTGCGACGCTGTGCTTCTTGCAAAACTCCCCACACGTCGCCTTGAACCCACACCTCCGGCCCTCCAGCGTCATCGCCTTGCACCGGAGCGCCTCGTGGACCACCGGCTTCCCCTTGTTTACTGCAACCGTCTCGCTCGGCTTGGGAGGGTCGGTCGTCACCAGAGTCTTGTGACGCTTCGCCTCCAATTCAAGAGCGTGTTCCCGGGACCGCAAAAGAGTGTCAGCCAGCTTTTCAGGCATGGGGTGACCCCTCGCCACCGCGTCGTTGTAAAACTTGGTCCACAGTTCCCCACCCTTGTCCTTGGGGGGTTGTGCGATGTGCTTTGCTGCCGAGGCCGTCGCGACCCTGACCCGCCCTTCCGCGGGCGCCGAGAGAGGTTTGCGCCACTGGCTGTGCGTCGGACGGAGCTTCTGAAGATCCATTTTTGTTTGAAAATTGTTGGTTTCGTCGGGTCTATGAGTCGCACGAGACACGTTTTTTTTGAGAAAAAATGCATGAAGTCTTGACACTCCGCTTACGTGGATGTGTGTAAAAAAATACCGACTCATAATAAATGAATCGGCGCCTCGTGCCCTTTATGCGACTCGTCGACTCGATGGCCAAGTACAATCGGCCGTATCAGAACGAGATTAACAGGTTTATCCGTGAGACGAATAGAAACGCCCTTAATAACAGGAATAAGAAAAACTATAATACCATCGTCAAGGGTCTGAACGCAATTCGAGCCGAGTTAAAAAAGGAGAATAACAGACTCGATAAATTGAGACAAGCTCAGATCATGCAGCGTAAACACCGACGAGCAACAAAGGTACAGGCGCACGTCAGGGGGTTCCTCGAGCGAAAACGCCAAAACAAATCCCGGTTCGTACCCGTCATGAGTCCAAACGGAAAGATGTCTGTTGCAGTACGAACCATTCCTACGAGTGGTTTCAGAGCCATCGCAGCCAAACGGGCGGCTGAAAAACGCAACCTGAATCGTTTGTTGCAGGGATTTGCCAATTAAATTCTTCGTTTATAGTACTAATGGCTTTCCGTATTCAGGATCCAGAGACGAAACTCTTTTGGAAACTGGATGGTAAAAATATCATACTCGCGGAGACGGGCGACGACTTTACGGAGGATGAGAATGGAAAAATCGTGGGTGTCGCGACCCTGAGCTCTCGCGTGTACTCTCTGCCTCGCGAGACTACGTGGAAGTTTACCGAGGACGGCGCCATCACGTGCGACGGTTACCGCTTTATCGTAGCCGACGCTCGCCAGATGCGTCCTCTCCGTTCACTTCAGAAGCAGGTTTGGACCAAGGTGGGCGGTGTTCCAGCCCCAGAGGTTCCAGAGGTTGAGGCGGCCCCAGAGGTTCCAGAGCCCGCCCCAGAGGTTCCAGAGACCGAGCCCGAATCTGAGGAGGACGTCCCAGTGGCTCGCTCAGCCGCACTCATCGAGGAGGCTCTGAACGCCCAGGCTGCGGAGCCAGAAGAAGAGGAGGAAGAGGCTTAAGAAGATGGTTTTATATATTTAAAATGACCGACCTCGTCAAGCATGTGATCAAGTGTTTCAATACCGCCAACACATGGAAAACGCGTTTGCCGGGCTCGGTATTCGCCCTCGAGGGAATGTCAGGGTACAAGACACGTGTTTTCTATAATGAATTGTGTTCTCTAGAGTTTCCCGACCGTCAAACCGAATACCTCGAGGTTGGTGCGTGGAAGGGTTCCACTCTGTGTTCGGCAATGCACAGCAATCCCAAGTGCAACGGAACCGTAATTGAGAACTGGGCCCTTTTTGGAGGACCAAAGGATGAGTTTGATCATCACGTTAAATTCTTTGGATTTGGCGATCGTTTGACTATTTTCGAAGAGGATGTATTTTCGTTTGATATTTCTAAACTAAAAAACCCTATTGATATTTACCTGTATGATGGCTGTCACGAGGAAATTAGCCAGTACAAGGGCATCACCCATATGTGGCCGGCACTCGCCGACCAGGCGATTATCATAGTCGACGACTGGAACGGACCAAATGTTCGCAAGGGCACTTTTGAAGGACTCGAGGCGGTAGGGGCGAATATCATCGAGAAGTTTGAAATCATGTATACCCATGATGGACAGCATACTCCCATGCCCATCGCTCAGCGTGAATTTTGGAACGGAATAGGAGTCTTCGTCGTCTCAAAAAATTCTAAGTAAAAAGTAGTTATGAACATTCCACCTTCCAAGTGGGGCCCTCACTTTTGGGCGACGCTCCACATTGCGTGCCTCGGGTGTCAAGACTACAAGGCTCTGTCCGAGTTTGTAGAGGGTTACATGTACATAATCCCGTGCTTGTCGTGTCGTCAGCACTTTGAACAGGTTCTGGTGGAAAATCCCATCCCAGAAGCTGGCGACTTTTTCAAGTGGTCCGTGGATGTTCACAACATAGTCAACAAGCGTCTAGGCAAACCCGAGGTTTCGTATGAGGATGCATTGGCCAATATCGTCACAGGGTTTCCAGCGCCTGTTCAACAGCCCCTTATTGATTTTAAAATTGCCGCCCTCGTAATTCTTTTTATTCTTTTCGTTTTCGTTTGCGTCCGTAAATAAGTTCTCTGAACTTACTATAAATGGCCGGCGGTATCTTTCCAGGACGTCCGTTTTCGTTCAACCTAAAATGCGTCGTCTTTACAGTGCTTCTTGCAGCGGGTTATTGGTTTGCCCCACACAAGAATCTCTGGGTCCTCGCGTTCCTGCTCTGGTTCCCTTACATCGCCTTGGCATGGTACGACTATGCCTATGGCTGTCGCGACAAACTCGACCCGACCATCGTGCCGTTTGGCCGCATGTTTTGGTTGCCATTCAAGCCCCAGGGGTACAAGGATGAGTTTCACAAGATGGCGGACGAGCAGATTCAGCTCATGGATCGCGTCGACCACCTCGTGGGTTGGACTATTGTTGCAGCAGCTGCAACATGGTACCTAGCTAAAGGAAACAACCTCTTGTAGAATAATAACATGAGCTATGAACGGCTCACACACATTGAGCACATCCTCAAACGCCCCGATACGTATGTGGGGTCCCTCCCTCCCGAAACCGGTCAGTACTGGATTCGCGATGGGGACGGCTTCAAACTTTCTCAACTTTCTGTTTCACCTGGATTGGTAAAAATCTTTGACGAGGTTCTAGTCAATGCCATCGATCAGTGGTCTCTGCACCCCAAAAAACTGTCTGAAATTAAGGTTAATACAGACGGTTCAACAATTTCAGTTGAAAATTTGGGGGTGTCCATTCCCATCAAGAAGCACGACTCTGAAAAGGGTTCAGATGGAAAGCCTATTTGGATCCCAGAGCTCATCTTTGGACACTTGCTCACGAGTTCCAACTACGACGACTCGGAACAGCGCGTTACCGGCGGAAGGAACGGGTACGGTGCCAAGTTGGCCAACGTCTTTTCCAAGAAATTTTGGATCAGAATCGGTGATGGCAAAAAAGTTTACAGTCAGATGTGGCACGACAATATGAACAGGGTAGACCCGCCGGTGATTGAAAAAAAGGATGGCCCGTCATTTGTACTGGTCGGGTTCTGTCCAGATTTAGAGCGTTTCGGAGGATCTGGTCAGTTTCAAAAGATTGCCGAAAAGCGTACATGGGATGCGGCAATGTGGTGTTCCAAATGCAAGGTTTCTTTCAACGGTCGAATTTTGAAGGTAAATTCACTTGAGGAATTTGCCAAGCAGCACGTAGGAGATGTTCCCGTGGCTAAAATGCACACAGGTGCATCGGAGCAAGGCTCCTCCCTGGACATAATCGTAGCTCACTCAACTTCAGGTGCCTATCAGCAGTGTTCGTGGGTCAATGGTATCGCCACCACAAAGGGTGGAACGCACGTCGACAAGGTGACCAAGGCGCTCACGGACGAAATTGCCAAAGACAAGCGCGTCACTGTGAAACCGGCCCAAATCAAGGCGGCCCTCTTTGTTTTTGTACGGGCCGTGATTGTGAATCCCACCTTTTCGAGTCAGACCAAGGCCGAGTGCACCTCAAAGATTCAAGAGGCCATTGATTTGAAACCAAAATTCGTCAAGGACGTCTTGGCGACGGGCGTCATGGACGATCTGTTGGCTCTCGGCCTCGCCAAGGTTGACAAGGAGCTCAAGAAGACAGATGGGTCCAAAAAGTCGCGCATCACGGGAATTCCCAAACTCGACGATGCCAACTGGGCCGGTACTCACAGGTCCCATGAGTGTACGCTTATTGTGACGGAGGGAGACTCGGCGAAAGCCCTTGCCATTGCCGGACTGAGCGTTGTAGGCCGTGACCGTTTCGGTGTGTTTCCACTCCGGGGAAAGCCGCGCAATGTTCGGGACGCCACGGTAAAGCAGGTAACTGAAAATGAGGAATTCTCCAATCTGAAGAAGATCCTCGGGCTTCAGCATGGTAAGATCTACAATTCAGTGAGAGAATTGCGGTACGGTCGTTTGATGATTATGACGGACGCGGATCTTGATGGTTCCCATATCAAGGGACTTGTTTTGAACATGTTCCATGTGTATTGGCCCAAGCTTATCGAACTCGGGTTCGTCGTCTCGATGGTGACGCCCGTCATCAAGGCGGGCAAGGTGTGGTATTTTACGGAGGAAGAGTATAGACAGTTTCTGAAAGAGACTTCAGCCAGAGGCTGCCCACAGTCGGCTTCATCGACTGGCGTCAAGTACTACAAGGGTCTGGGCACTTCTACGAGCGCCGAAGCCAAGGAATATTTCAAACAAATTGATCGACTCACGGTAGCTTTTAGTGCGGACCCGCACATGAACGAGTCCATGAGTTTGGCGTTCGCCAAGGCCCAAGCTGATGATCGTAAAGGGTGGCTCACGAAACACATGGCGGTGCCACCTGCAGGTATCCCGTATGGTCACGTAAAGGCTCTACCGGTCACAGACTTTGTGCACCGTGACCTGGCCAACTTTAGCGCGGAGGACATTAAGCGAAGTATTCCACACGTCGCGGATGGTTTGAAACCGTCCCAGCGCAAGGTGATTTACGCCTGCCTCAAGAAGAATCTGACGTCGGACATGAAGGTGGCACAGCTGGCTGGATACATCGCCGAGCAGACAGCCTATCATCACGGTGAAGCGAGCCTCCAGGGGACCATCGTAAATTTGGCTCAGAATTTCGTGGGCGCCAATAATCTGAACCTTTTGGAACCTTCCGGACAGTTTGGTACGCGCCTGGCTGGCGGAAAGGATGCTGCTAGTTCCAGGTACATCTTCACACGTCTGAGTCCTTTGACTCGACGAATCTTCGACCCAGCCGACAATGCGGTCCTCAAGTACGTGGTGGATGATGGTCAGCAGGTGGAGCCAGAGTTTTACGCACCTGTCGTACCGATGATTCTGGTCAACGGCGCCGAAGGGATCGGCACGGGTTTCAGCTGTTATGTGCCTCCTTATGACTTGGAGGTCATCAAGCACAATATTATTTGCCTCTTGGATCAGGTGGCGCTCGCACCAATGGTTCCACATTTCAAGGGGTTCAAGGGTAAAGTGACCAAGACGAAGGAACACACGTGGATCCTCGAAGGCATCGCGACCAAAGAAGGAAGTCAGATTCACGTGACGGAGCTCCCCCCTGGAAAGTGGATCCAGGATTTCAAGGAACACCTGGACAATCTTCTTGAAAAGGGTACAATCCAAAAGTTTGAGAATCACTCGACGGAGACGACGCCCGACTTTCGTATTTGGGGAGGAGACATCAATGATCTAGGGCTGACCAAGACGATCCACACGAGCAACATGTACCTGATCGGACCGAACGGGTCGAGTAGCTCCGCTACGAGCGAAGGTCGACTGACCTTTTCGGTCAAAAAGTACAACAGCCCGGAGGAGATTCTTGTAGACTACCTGGAAGTTCGATTGGGCATTTACAAGAAGCGCAAGGCGTGGCTACTCAAGCAATTGGAATCTGAAATTGAATGGCTCTCTGAAAAGGCTCGGTTCATCCGGGACGTGGCCGTGACTCCCCGGATCCACGTGTTTAATGTGCCATTGGATCAGATTCACAGGCAGCTCCAAAGGGAGAAATATGACGAGGCCATCTGGTCCAAGCTCCTGGACATCAAGACGTACCAGTACACGAAGGAGGAGGTTCAGAAGCTCGAGACTCTTTGTGCCAATAAGCGTCAAGAGCATGCATCTCTGAAGGCGACGAGTGTGGTACAGATGTGGAAAAATAACCTCCGTGAAATCTAGGAATGGCCGACCAGGCCTTTGGTGTGCTTGAACTCGAGCGCAAGGCTCGCGCACCCGTACTCGATTTCTTTAAGAACAAGGTGCCTCGTTTTTTTCAAAAAGATGTCCCGAACTTTTTTAAAGAAAGGGAACAGACCGAGCCTCTTTCACCACCGGCACCGGCGCCCGCCACCGACGTCGTCCTGAACCCTATCGAAGTGAATGGATTCTACATGCTCTCCGGGAACAACTACGTGACATTCTACGCCACAACCATGAATCAGAATAGGCAGTACATGAAAGATGGCTGGACTGCAACGGGTATGACGGGTTTGAATGGCCAGCTCGTCATCATGAGCGAAGGCACCGATTTCAACACGGACATGGGTTCCAGGTCAGTTCCTATATCGGACAATACTTCCGAGCCGTACATCTGGTCTTTTAGGATTCAATCAGACACGGAGCAGGCTGTCGCACCTTATCAGGCTGTCACGGGTGCTATTCTTTATCCACCCGGCCGAGCAGATTATGGGTCGACGAAGCGTAAAGGGACAATTTCCGGGTATTATAAAGTTAATAAAAACGTAATAAAGTACGATTTTACGTCGGAGCCACCTACAGGATTTGGCCCGGGCTGGTCGGTGGAAAATCTCAAAGGATTTAACGTTCCGCTTCGAGTCGTGTCTTATACAGACTTGACGTTTCAAACTTGGAAGACGGGCGTCCTTGCCCCGCAAAGAGAAATGTTTGCCATCTTGGCCCCTATAGATGGGAGTGTACCTGTAAACACGAGTCAACCGGTTAACGCAACGGCGATTGTAAAGGAGCCCGGTTTTACGAGTACGTTTGTTCCGGCCAAGTTTACAAATTTCGAAACTGAATCTGTGACTCAGAAATTCAACATACAGGTTAATGAAAACACTCGAGGCGGCGCGTCGACTTTGCACCTCAGGGATCTCAATACAGGTTTCAAGTACGAAGACCCAGAAAAGGGACCATACGAAGATGTGATGGGCCGAGGTTTCAGTACGGGTTCTTTATTAGGACTTTTTGCAGTGGGTCCACAGGAAGATTATCTCCTGACCCAGGATTTCAGCAAGTCTCAGTGGGATCCGAGCTACAAGCGGTATACCAACTCGGTCATGTACCAACGCGTGATACCCTTTCCGCCTCCAAATCCGTCTTATCAGGGTCAGACGATTCAACTCGAGCTCTTACCGACCGAGCTCGGACACCTCTTGTCCAACATGTACCTCAAGGTGACGATGCCGGCACTCGCACCCGGGTACACGTATGCACCTCACCTCGGTCGGGCTCTCATAAAGCAAATTGATCTCCTCGTCAATGAGACAGTCATAGAGACCCTTTATGACGATTGGTACGAAATACGAGATCAGCTGTTTCTGGATGCCGACGAACAAACGGGCATGTTTCAGGCGGTCGGTGGCTCAAACGTCAACGCGCAGGTGGCGACTGATTACATCATTCCGCTCGAGTTTTTCTTCTGTCGCCGCAAATCTCACAACGATCAGGACGACGAGCGTCTCCGACGACCCTACTTTCCACTGTGTGCGATGTGGAATCAGCGCCTGTACGTGCGCTTCACTTTTCATCCAAACACGTGGTGGTGTAACGTTCCTGTGCCCCACACGACTGACCTGGTCTTGCCCAAACTCGTGACTGAGGAAATTTTACTCGAAAATGCGGAAAAGTTGTACTATACCAACACGCCTCTCAAGTACATCGTGAATCGTGTCAAGAAAGAGTCGACGCTCACGTTTTCGTCGGGTAATCCGCAGCTTCAACTCACCGCCTCTTTCCCGGTCCAGACCCTCGCATGGTTCTTTAGAAACAAAAACTATGAAGACCTTACTTCTGGAGTTTACTCTGATTCCCGATACAACTACGGGTACACGACCCGGTACATCCGAACGGGTATCCAACTGAATTTTCCGTCAGGCATCTCCAACTATGTAGACGTTATCGATACTGCTAAAATTACGTTGAACAATGTTGATATTCTTAGTACGTTCCAGGGATCGCTGTACTATACGTTTAAACAACCTCTGGAACATGGTCTTTCCATTCCTTCAAAAAGTATTTATAGTTATTCCTTTGGACTCACACCCAAAGAGTACAACCAGGGCGGATACCTCAATTTTTCAAAACTCAATTCACAGACGACAACCTTGACCCTCGTCTTCAATCCGAGCTACACGTCACAGATTTCGCAGGGGTACAACCTGTATGTGTTTTATTATGGGTACACCCTTTTAGAGTTTCAGGGTGGTTTTGCTCGTCTTCCTTATGTTTAATAGATGGTGCCTTCTCGAGGTAGTCGATGATGCCGTTTTGGATACACCACTTGAGAAAGTTGAGCTGGGCACATGTGGTTGTAAAACCCTGAAACTCGACGCGCTCTGTACGACAGAATGGGTCAAAAAGCTTTTTGCTGTACCCATCCAGACTCGACTTGTACGCCACGTGAACTGTAAACATCTTACCCGTGGGTGTCGTATACGTCACGTGATTCGCCTTGGCATAGTTGGTCACAAACCATTCGAGTTTACGCAGTGAGATACCCTTGCGGTGTCCCAGAATATCGTGAAGCTTTTCGCGATTCTCTGGTACATCAAAAAATTTGGAGAGACTGGCCAGAAGAATCTCCGACTTGCTCATTGATTTTTAGAGCTCTCAAAATCTCTAACTAAACTTCCCATGGCGCCTTGACCCTTTCGACCAATTTCGGGACCGGTTTAGGAACTTGACACTGGTGAAACCCACAGTACCCGTTGTCCAACGGCTGTTTCAGACAACGCCGTTTGCTCTTCAGAATTCCTTTACAAAATACACACTCGATTGCCGACGTGTCTTTGATGAGTTGCTCCATAGGCAACTGATACGTCTTGGCCACAAACTCGAGCACGACGGACATTCTGAGTCCGACTCTTCGAGAAACCTCCTCCTCTATGAGTTGGAGGATCTGTTGCTCCATTTTAACTTGTAGTTTCAGAGCCCCGTATGTTTATGTAGCCTTTTTGGAAAACATGGCCAAGAACGCCTTCCGTGCCTCCACCTCCGTCGTGCTTTCAGTCTTGGCCATGAACTTCTTGTCAAAAATCACGTCGGCGCTCACGAGCGGCTCGAGAAGGTCCTGAACCGGCTTTTTGAACTGGTTCGTAAAATAGTACTGGTAATCGAGCGGCGTTCCCTTTTCACGGACCCACGCCGGATCCTCCGCCTTTTCAAACATCTTCCCGCCCCCCTTGACAATCACAAAAGGGACCCGGTCGCCTTGTTGCGGCTCGGAACCCGGTGCGCGTGCCCGAATTTTGTCACGGACCGTCACGTGCGGCGTTGGAACCTTGTACTCGGCCGCCAACTGTTTGCTCATCAGAAGCTTTTCCATCGGCACTTTGCCTTGTATGAGGTTCCGGGCAGCTTCCCTCGCGGCTACAATCACAGGATTAGGATCGCTCGACTCGAGAACCATTTCCAAAAGCTTTTCGAGCGTCTCTCGAACGTAGGGACAACTGTCCCGACGGACCACCTGCAGCCCCTTAATGTCAATCTTTTTGAATCCCACGAGCTGCGTCCCGTCCTCTTTCAGTATAGGCTTTCCATCCTTGTTCGTTTTTCCTTCATACATCTTACCGGCATATCTTTTCTTAGAATAGATGATCCAAGGACAAAAAACCTTTTCCAACTCGAGATCATTCGGCGCCTTGAACAACTTGGAACACTGTTCGGACGCCTGCTCGCCGAGTTGCCAACTGTAATCGATCGCCTCCTGTCCCTTGCGTCCTTGCACATCAAACTCAACCATCACAGAATCTGTGTTTTTCACAATCATCTGACCGACGCCAGCCTGAAACGTCCCGGCTTCCGTCTCGAGGTCGTAGACGTACCCGTCCCATGAGTCGTGAAGTAAATCCACCTTTTTGATAACAGACGGATCTTTGCGGTACTTACTTCTTGGACCTTCTTTGAATACTCCAAATTGAATGAATTCCCGAGACGCCGACGTGATTGAGACAAGGTACCCGAGGTTTCTTAATTCAAGAAACTTATTCTGTGCATCAAGATGGTTTGAAAACATATACGTAATTTTAGTCGGGTCCTGTAAATCTTCATTTTTGTTCAATGGTTTCGGGAACGCATGATACAGGGCCTGACCGACATTCACGTCTTTTGGTTTGAGAAGTTTGAGGTCGGGGCCGAGAAGCGAATGATCCTCTGTAACATCAACACAACCGGTATGAGTAAGTACGCGAAAGATCTTCTTTTGACACTTGTGTCTGATGACACGTTTGATGGGTTGCCATCCGTCATGCGTCCACGCCTCGAGCCCCGTGACCTCGCACTGTTCCTTGTCCGTGCCATCCCTGAGAAATCCGGGGTATTCATTCCATGCGTCTCCGAGAGACTCGATCGTTCGAACACTTGTTACGAGGTTCTGTCGAACAAGAACGGGTGTTCCGGGCATAACAGAGTCCCCGTACCGAACCTTTGCGCCCTGGAAATTCTTTTCGACGTAATTCTTCGTCTCTTCAATCATCTGACGTCCACGCATCGTCACGGTCGAGGCGATCGCCACGCACGGAAGCATACCCTTTGAAGCGCCCGTAAACCCATAAATCGAGTTCATGCTAATCTTGTATGCGAGTTGCTGACCGTTATAAACCGCCTCCATGGGCGTTCCCTCTGCAGCCGCCATCAGCTTCTTCGCCTTTTTACGATACGCCTTCAGGTCCATGAGGATAGTGGGGAGAAGGGAACAGATGAGTTTACCATCGGCGTCGGTCTGCGCAAACTTGTGCGGCCCAAACTGTTCGTACGTGACTCCTGGCAAATTATCGTACTTGGGGTCCATCACGAGCGTCGAATAACACAGGTTCTCGGCGCACATGATACTCGGATACAGGGACGCAAAGTCGAGTGCAGTGATTGGTCCGTAATAAGCACCCGTCTGAGCCTCGAGGACTGTCGCGCCTTGGTATCCGTCCCCAGACCCGTTGGGGTCTGTTCCGTTTGTTCTCTTGAACGTCGGAATCACAAAATTGAGCTCCCGGGCTTTTTTCGCCATTTGCGAAAACACCTTGATTTGCTGCCCACGCTCACTCAGGAACGCCAAGGGAACCCAACAGGCCTTGGCCATCTCCACGACATTCTGAATCTGACACACTTTGGCCATGATTGCATGCGGCAGTTCAGTATCCTTGATACAGTACTCGGCAACCTCACCGAGCCGAACCGGGTCACCCTCTGCAAATCTACTGAAAATTTCCTTGACGGGCATGTCGTGCTTCTGATCCTTCAAAAAGTGCTTTGACACGTTGTTCAGAGAGTAACTCTCGAGCTTGTGTTCGCGCTTAATGTCCTGGAAAAGGTCAAATACGTACCGGCCTTTCATGGGAACCATCTTGAGCTCGTTGTTTCCGAGAGCACTCGAACTCAGATTCTTTTCAACCAGTGTCGCCACTTCGCCCCGGATCCGTCCCCAAACGGGACTCAGGCCACAGTGAATCGTCGCTCGGACGATCAAAAACTCGAGGTCAAATCCGAAAATGTTCCACCCCGTGATGATGTCCGGGTCCATCTTGACCAGGTAACGTTCAAAAGCCTGAAGGAGTTCCTTTTCCGTCTCGAAACACTCCACATCCGGCCCGGCCGTTTGCTTGAGGCACAAACATTTGCGGTCTAGGTATCCTTCCCGCCCAAACTCCTTGGTCGTCATACCAATCTGAAACACAACGTCTCGAGGGTTCTTGGGGTCCGGAAACGCTCCTGTACTCGAGTAACACTCAATGTCAAACGACATGATCCGCAGGGGCGCAAGACCGTCCCGGTCGAGCGGTGTGATGAAACGCCAGTTGGGTGCCCAAAGATTCACTTCACACGTCGACTCTGCGTCCGGCTCACAGAGTCCAGGGTCGATCCAACCCGTCGACGTACACCCCGAAACGTGCATGAACCTCAGAACCGGGTCGATGTTCGATTCGTACATGCGACACCCGAAAAGTTCGGCGTGTTTGTTGTTTTCAACGCAGTACGCAAAGTTTCGTAGAGCCCTGTGCGTCTTGAATTCTAGCTTCAAAAAGCGAGAAATGTCACCATTTTGGAACCCCCACAGGTCCTTGGCACGGTGAACCTCACAAGACACGAGACCGCGCCAAAACGTACTCTTGATGAAACTCTTGAGATCCTTGTCCGTCTTGACGAAACAGTACGGATTAAACTTCGTCCCGAGGGAGACTGATCTGCCATCCTCGGCACGACCAAAGATTCGGATCGTAAATTGGTCGTCCTGATCCTGACCATCCCAAGCGACCGCCTGAAAATGGACCATATATAGTGTTAGGGTTTCAAGTTTCTAAGTGCGGCACCGATAAAAATACCTATCGTGTTCCACAAAATGTCCAATGGGTTCATGACGTTCACGCCACTCTCCAAAAGTTCCCATATGAGTCCCATAGTCCAAAGTAAAAGTCTCTTGTCGGGAAAAAGGTACGAACCTAGAGCAAAATAAAGAACGTGTGAAAGGTTCCAAAACGTAAAAACGCGCGGTCCGTATTGATGACCTTCTTCAGATATGTCGCGCGTTAAAAAGAGAATCAACTTGTTTGAACCCCGGTACTTTATGAAATCGGTTTGCATGATTTTTTGTATAGTCGCGGCGGCTACGAAAACACCCAAAACCCCCAAAATGATAAAAGTTACAAAATTCATCTAATTTTTGTCAAGAATTAATTCCCGGTCGACCCGAAACCCGCGGCGCCGCGCTCCGTCAGACGAGTGTTCTCGCTCGGCACCTCGTTAACCTCGGGCGTCAGGCACTGCTCCAGAATCAGCTGGGCGATGCGGTACCCTGGGCGGATCACGAAAGGCTGGTTAACGTCCAGATTCTGTAGGACCACCTTGACCTCGCCCGTATAATCTGGGTCGACGACGCCCGCCAGAACATCCAGACCGTGCTTCACGGCCAGTCCGCTACGAGGTGCAATACGTCCATAAGTTCCTGCTGGGAGATTGACCGTGATTCCCGTCGAGACAACCACGCGCCGACCAGGGAGTACGACGTAATTGTCGATACTAAAGATATCATAGCCAACGGCACCTGGGGTTGAGCGCGCAGGCAGAATTGCATGAGGTACCAGCTTGGTGACATTGAGTGCCATTGTACCATTTACAAGTGGCGAAGCTTTAAGACTACACTTGTAAATAATTCAATGGCCGTAAAGTCGCTTCTGCTTGACATCGACGGTGTTCTCGTTCGGGACCGTCTGCTCATGGAGCACGTCAAGGATAATTGCGTCCGATATGTCGCTTCAAAACTCCCCGAAGCGAAGAACCCACGCCAAGTGAATGAGATTTTGTACACCGTACACGGTCATACGGCTCGTGGTCTCCACAAGGCGTTCCAGATTGATGCGAGTGATTTCAACGAAAAGGTTTATGACAAAAGACTCTTGGACCATCTTGCCGAGGTTCTGTACAGTACGGAATTTCAGCTCGAGGCCAAGGAAATTCACGAATTTACGAAAAAGGGGTGGGACGTGACACTCTTCACAAACTCCCCGGCCGTATGGGGAGGCCGTGTTGCTCGAGCCATCAGTGACCAAGTTTGGTTAAATTGTCCGGGAAGCGACCTAGTGGATTCGCCTCTCAAACCAGAGGCGGCGGCTTACCAAAACTTTTCAAAGGTTCAGTCACACGTGTTTGTCGACGACTCTTTGAAAAATCTACAAACGGTACGTTGGATGCCGAATTGGCACCCGATTCACTTTTCGGACGGAGCAAAGAACACGTGGTGTCCGACCATAGGTTCCATCTGGGAACTGGGTCTCTTTCTCGACACGGCCGACTTTCTCATGAACCGGCACTGTCCTTCGCAATCCGATATAATATATAATCAAGATCCAGAAACAACATCTCCACATTACGAGTTATGATTCGTTGGTACGAAAACCCCGGGTCGAGCTCCTTTGCAAGGCCTTCGAGGAGTGAATAAGTTCTTAAAATTACAAGGGTCGTAGGGTCCAGTTCGACGGGAACCTTTGAAGCCTTTTCACGAATCTCCGGAGAGTTGACCGTGAATGACGTCAAATCGAGCGTATTGAGATAATCGAAATATTGTTTTACAAAAATCTTCGTCACCTCGCGATCACGGACAGTCATCCCCATGAGTACCATGTTGTCCATGACTGCATCGACGTTACTCGTCTGGACGCCGTATACAAAATCGCGTATCGCAGATTTGTACTTGTCTGTCACCTTGATGATGTTTCCAAAGTCGTAGAGGACGATGGAGCCCTTGTCGAGCCCTAGGTTTCCCGTGTGCAAGTCCCCGTGTATGACCCCCTCGTAGAGCAACTGTTCGAGAAACATGTTGATGAGCCGTTCCGCCTTGAAAGGCTTTTTGATCGGCCTGGAAGGTGTATAGTCCATGACGATGACGTCGTCGTTAGACATGCGCGAATAGGGCCTAGGAATCTTGACGTCGTCTCTGTCACGGTACATGTCCCGGAACAGAGCGATGTTCCGAATTTCCTTTTTAAAATCCAACTCGGCCAAGAGCCCTTGCTCAAACTCTTTGAGCCATGGTTTGAAGGCGTCGAGCCCGAAATTGGGGATCAGGGACAAGAGCGACACGCCTGATTTTATGAGGTCGAGGTCTTCTTTAATCTGCGCCTCAATTCCAGGTCTCTTGAACTTTAGGACTATGTCCTTGTTTTTCAGTTTTCCACGATGAACTTGCGCTATGGAAGCTGATGCGATCGGAACCGGGTCGACATCTGTAATCTCTTTGGGAATTTTGTCTTTCACAACGTCGAATTCTATTGGCTTTACACGATCACGAAGAGGTGCTAGGTCGCGGGAGAGTTCTCGGCCAAAAATATCAGGTCTTTGACTTGCAAACTGCCCAAATTTTGTATATGTCGGGCCAGCGTCTTCGAGTGCTCTACGAAGAAACTTTCCACGATCCTGAGGTTTCACAAGAAACTTCAGGCCAATACCGATTTCAATAGGTCTCAGAACTTGTGGTGACCACATCACTTATCAGTACACGAGGTTTAAAGCTCTAACTAAAAATGTTAACATAGGTTAATAGATGGGTTGGATCTACCAGATTAAAAACCTTAATAACGGAAAATGTTATGTTGGACAAACGACATGTGATGACGTTAGGAAAAGATGGAGTGCAGAAAGATCCAGACCACACGGTGTTTTGAAGTATGCATTTAAAAGATATGGAATTAAGAGTTTTGAATTTTCAAAGATAGTTGAGATACCAAGAACAGTTGAAAACTTTAAAGAGATGTTGGCGGAACGAGAAATTCTAGAAATTCGAGAAAGAAATACATTGGTGCCGTATGGATACAATCTTGAAGAGGGGGGAAATGTTCATACGCACCATCCACACACGCGCCAGAAGATAGGAGACGCTCATAGAGGTAAAGTTGTGACACAAGAAACTAGAGAAAAGTTGAGAATATCTCATTTGGATCAAAGACCAACACCCGAATCTATCGAAAAAAATAGACAAGCTCAAATAGGAAAGATTATTTCACCGGCTACACGTCTAAAAATTAGTAAAGCCAATAAAAATAAAAAACGTAGTCCAGAAACTATAGAAAAAATACGCCAAGCAAATCTAGGCCGAAAGCAGACACCTGAAGAAATACAAAAACGTGCAGAAAAACTCACTGGACTCAAAAGAACGGAAGAGACAAAAGAAAAGATGCGAGAAGCTGCTACAGGACGTAAACACACAGATGAAACTAAACAAAAATTGAGAAGTATAAATACCGGTAAACTTAGCCAGAACGCGAAACAAGTTGAACAGTATACGAGAGATGATATTTTTATCAGGTCTTTTAGAACTATATCAGAAGCCGCAAATGAAATGAACTGCTCGGTCGCAAGTATAAGCAACTGTTGTAACGGAAAGACGAAATCTGCATCAAAATTTAAATGGAAATTTGCCTAGGGTTTCCCTATTTTATTTACAAATTTAAGCACAGCAACAATTCCTCTCACTAAACATGCGCACACGTGACGGTACATTTACTCCTTATCAACAATTTCCTCTTCGTCCTCAGCCTCAATATCATCCTCGTCGCCACGCCACTTGTCGCCGCCAAAAAAGTCCTTGAGAAACTTCTGCTCCTCCTTGGCAGTCTTCTTCAGAGCCTCATGAAACTGCTTGAACGAATCCATACGCTTGGACTCGGCGACCCGGCGAGCACGGGCCAGGCGCTTCGGCAGCTTGAAAACGGGCTGAGTCTTGGGCTCAGGAGTCGCACAGGCACGCACCAAAAGCATTAATATTATTATAGTTTTTATTTTTAAGTGAATGGCGTGTTGCCGTGGTCCCTCTCAGGACGCTCTGTATGTTATCCTCCCGTACTTTAACTTTTGCGGCTTCAGGCGCCGGTGTCAATTGTTTGTCGAATTCGTAAACAGAATCGCTGCCACGAAAGGTATCAGGGTCATCGTCTCTGAAGCCCTGGGACCATCACCACTTCCCCGAAACTTGCCCGTGTGGCACCACATGCGTCTGGAAACCCTCCATCCCGTGTGGATAAAGGAGAACCTCGTCAACCTGGCCGTCTCCAACCTCCCTGAGGATTGGAAATACGTGGCATGGGTCGATGCGGACATTACATTTTTGAACCAAAATTGGGTCCGGGACACCCTGGCCGAACTCCGAACCTACGACATCGTCCAGTTGTTCCATACGGCTGTGAACCTGGGTCCGACTGGTGAGTCGCTCAAAATTGACAAGGGGTTCGGGTACATGCACAGAGACAGCGGAACGCCCTATACGAAAACGGATCGGTACGGCTTTTGGCACCCTGGGTACGCCTGGGCCTGTACACGCAAGGCTTTCGAACACATGAACGGTCTCATAGACTGGGCCATCCTGGGTTCGGGTGACAGACACATGGCCCTCGCCTGGATCGGTCGCGTCCGTGACTCGGCACCCGGAAACATTCACGTAAATTACATGAACCTCCTCAAAGATTACGAGCGCACGTGTAAAGACCTGGAAGTTTCTTACGTTCCCGGAACCATTCTACACCATTGGCACGGCCGCTTCGAGGATCGACGGTACAAGGAACGATGGGAAATTTTGACCAAAAATGATTTTGACCCGTGTCTGGACATTTCAGTTTCAAATTCGGGAGTGACGTGTCTGACCCGCAAAGGCCTTCGGTTTTCCAGGGACCTTCAAGAATATTTCACGGGGCGTCGGGAAGATTCTTGAAAATTCATGTCGTGAGAACGTCACCAGAGGTTTCAATGGGGTTCAGAACAAGTAAAATGAACACCTTTCGTCGTGTCACGCGTAGTCTTGCTCACGAGATTGATGCCGAACGTCGCGACCGTCAAATGGCTGACACGGTTTTTGAACAGCGTCTGAACAAGTGTCAAGCGGAGATTGAGTTTCTCAAGAGTGAACTCGCTAAGCTCTCCATGCCTCCCCCCAAAAAGGTGGTGACGTGTAGCCATTGTCACAAGCCCGGACATAACCGCGTGACGTGTGCTCTTCGACGCGAACAGCTCAGCACGATAATCATGTAATGTACAAGCCAGGCCAAGTGTTTTTTGGGTAGACCAAAAATGAACGCTGTCCAGCGCGAGTACCTTCGCAACGCCCGGAAGGCGGTCCGCATCGCCAACGACGTCAAGTTTAACGACTTTGCTTATAGTACCCAGGTGAACTGGGCCGAGGCTCATTGGCACAACTACCTCAAGTCTACACAGGCTCGCAACTTTCGCGAACAGATGGACCGACTCAGGGAGTTTTTGGCCCGTAAGGATACTTTTGGGGCCCTACGCTACCTCGAGCACGCAGGTCCTGATCGGGGTCGAATCGCGTCACATACCATGCTCTAGGCGCTTTACCCTTTGTAATCAGGACATATTTATACACTCTCGCTACGGACCACTGAGGTGCCGTAGCCCCTGGACGACTTCCACCAGTTTTCCACGCCTTGAGGCCCCTATTGTAGACTGTGTTGAGCGTCGACCTCGAGATGCCCGTGCGACGCGCAATTGCATTCTTGTTAAATTTTAGACCAGGATACGTTTTGTGAAATAACAGAGTCCATTTAGATTTTTGTTTCGTCCCGCCCTTGTCCGATTTGCCGAGTCCCAACTTGCTATAGGGCACGCGTCGTCTTTTTAAAAGTTCCAGTTCGCGTCTGAGTTTCATGGTCTGACTCAGACCCGAAAAGTATCGTTCGGGCCAGGAACGTCCTTTGGGACGGACCCGGATGTGACGGGGCCGCCGACGCTCCATATAATTTAGTTGACATATTTTGTTTCCTCGATGACACGGTCCACGCGCTTAAGACGCCGCTCGAGACACCCGAGAAGCACAAACACGTACGTCATTACGATCCCCGTGAAAATCACAAGACCCTTGAGTTCTTCCATTGTTTAAAGGGGCAAAGAGCTCCTTAACTAATGAACGCCTGGACCAAGGTTCTGGTAGTTGTTGTAAGTTCCCACGTTGTGAGATACGTAGCCGAGTACGCCTATTTCACACAGTGTGCTGGTTTCTGGACTTCGATTTTTGCCTGGAATTCACCGACGTGTCGTGGTCTTCGGTGGGTCGCCGACTCGGTCATGACCAACGTCGTGACGATCGTCGGAAATCGCGCGACAAAGCTCCTTGAGTTCTGAAAGTTCTTTTGAAATTCGTACGTGCCAAGGCTCGAGGACGAGAACCTGAAAGCTCAGAGCCATTGTGCCGATGAGCGCCGAGTACCTGCTGTACATTGGTATTTTCAAGCAAATTTTTCTTTAGCGCGACACGGATCGCTCGAGAGGTTTGCGAACCTCGACGGTCTCGCCCCTGTGAGTCAGATCATACTGCTTTTTAAAATTCTCACGCATCCGAGTGTATTCTTCGGACATGGCAAGCCATATGTTCTCCTTACACAGCTCGTGCTCGATGAAACCGTTGACTGGTTGCAAGCAGTGTGCACACCACATTATCCTAAGAAAGTTTCCATAGTTTTAACTGGCCTCTCGTTGAACGGAATCCCGTTGAACCGGGTCGTAGCTGCTGACGTGTAGGCCCCCATGCGCGGCCACGCGATCCAGTCCCCCTCCTTGAGATTTTCGGGCAACGAAATTTGTTTCGAAATTATGTCACCCCCGTCGCACGTCGATCCGAACAGGGTCTTCGGAACTTTAGGTCCCTCAATTTCGTTTCCAAATTTGTCGATGAAAAATCCGGGCACTGGCTCGGCGTGATCGAAGAGTACGCAGTTGAACGCTCCATAAAGAGACTCGGAGATTGTAACCCCCGTACCCTTGACGCCCATGACCGGAGTCACAAGCGTGGCCATGTGTTCGACAAAGTACCTTCCGGGCTCGGCTATGAATTTGATTTTAGGATCTAAATTGGCGATGGTTTCGTTGATTTGTTCGGGGACTGGCCCGAGATCAAACACGTTCGTGGATGAAAAGCCTCCACCTATGTCCACCAGTTTCGGATCAAACCCGTATTCTTTAGAAAGTTCGATAGCCTCCATGGCGAGTAAAATACCATTCTTGAACGCCACGGGGTTCTTCGCCATTGATCCCACGTGAAAGGAAATTCCTGCGAGTTCTAAACCTAGGGTCTGACACCGAGCCATGAGCCCGGCCCATTCATTTTTTTCGGCTCCATATTTTATTCCTAAATTACAACGAGCCTCCGGGTCGTCGGCGCGGATCCGAAGAACCACCTGACTCCACTGGCCCTCGACCAACTTTTCCAATTCGCATACGGAATCAAAGGTGGTTAATTTTATATTTAATTTTTTCGCATGTGCAATCTCCTGACGGCGTTTGCACGGGTTTGCATAGATGATCCGTTCTTGCTCGACACCCATTCCTAACACGAGATCAATCTCGGCCGGACTTGCGCAGTCGAACGAAGAACCCAAGTTCGCAAGGACGTTTACGATTCTCGGGTCCGGATTACATTTGACGGCGTAGAATGGACGGATGGTCGGGAATACCCGCGTCCACTCTTTGTACGCCCGTTCTAGAGTGCCCAATTCGTAAACGTAAAAGGTATCTTCAGGTTTTTGAGTCCGAAGGAGATCTTTCAGATCTCCGCCCCCGACCATCAGAAGTAAGACTTCTAGGTGTCCCGGAGATTTTATTTCTCGTTCAAAATTAAATGAGGCGGGCTGAGGCTTTGCTGACCCGCCGCACGGCCCTCTTGAATTTAGGAGCGGCCCCCGTGATGACCCGTCGCATGGCTCTCCTGAAAAAGCTGGGCCCCGCCAAAAGACTTCCGACCCAATTTTATAACAAAAAGGGCCGTCGGTTTTTCTTGACTCTCAAAGGTAAGTACGTGCTGGTACGCTCCACGGACGGGACTTTGCTTTATGGACGCAAGGCGACAAACCCTCGGGCTCCTCTCGCGATTCGTCCAAAAAGAATTCGCAAGTAAAATTAAATGACACCAAGTCCGGCTTATGGACCCAAGGGGTACGGAAACAACAAGATGCCCCGTTGGATGAAATTGCTCCTCGAGGCGACCCAGAAAAACTCCCCCGAGTCTCACCGTCTCAGAACTCCGAGCGTCAAAGCAAAGCGTGTTCGACGTGTTAAAGCCAGGCCTCGTTCTATTTCAAAGTGAAAAATGGACCGGGTGTTCCTCCTCGACTGTTCAGGATCTATGGAATCGTGTTGGGATGATACCATCGGTGGGTTCAACTCGTTTGTGAATGACCAGAAGCAGTTCGGTGGTACGCTCACCCTGATTCAGTTTGACCACGAGTACCAAGTGACGTGTGAGCGTACCAAGATTGACGACGTCAAACCTCTGACCCATGAGACGTACAAGCCGCGTGGTTCAACAGCCCTTTTAGATGCAATCGGACGCCTCATCAAGGACTGGAAGGGATCTTCGAACCCATCAGTCGTGATTTTGACTGACGGTCAAGAAAATGCGAGTCGCACGTTTACCAAGGCGCACATCAAGGATCTTATCGAGCAAAAGACGAAGGATGGTTGGACGTTTGCGTACCTGGGTGCAAATCAGGATGCTTTTGCAGAGGCGGGCTCGATCGGTATTTCTGCTGGGTGTACCATGAACTACGACGCGAACCGTACACCAGATGCCATGCGCGTCCTGAGTGCAGCCATGTCGTCCCAGGCTTCAGGTCAGTCCCAGACTGTTGATCTGACGGCGCAGGCCATCTAGTGTGTCATCGTTCGTCACGGTCCACGTCGTCTCCAGCTCGTCGACAGTAAACTCGCTTTCGTGGCGGGTGATTCCCTCGCGTGTAATTTTGATTGTAATTCCTCCTCGTGCGTGAATAGCGTCCACTTCGTGCTTGTAGCGCACGTCCGCGATCACGATAGGAGTCGTTCCGTCCCAATTATCAAAAAGTCTCTTGACGAAAAAATCGTTCGAAACAAACATTCGCGTGGTTTGGGCCACGTGCATCATGGCCGATCGGGGTGTCAAGCCCCACATGGGATCCACCTGGTCTTTGGTGCCTGTTTCAACATCATCGTCGTTCCACCCGTAAAGAGCCTTGACTGCGTCCTTTACGGGTTGAGCAAATCTTACGACACGGTGCGTCCTGTCAAAAAAGGATGCGACCGTATCTTTTCCCGACCGGGCCCGTCCGGCAAGCCCGATGATTTTGGGGGTCATTTAGTGCTTAAGCATTCTTCTGTTTTATCTGTTCAGCCAGATTTTCCAGTTTAGCCGCCAACTTGTTGTTCGCCGGTGCCTCTGTGACCGTGGCCGCCGGACCCTTGACGGCTCTGTACATCGTGAACCCACTGATCAACAGGCCGAGGATCGAAAACACGAGGGTAAAGATGGAAAACTTGTAGTTGGTGTCCTGTGCTTTTTTGGTATCAGCGTACGTCTTGAGAGTAATGGCAGACTGTGCGATGCCGAGTATGAAAACGATGAAAAACATCAAAGGAACCAGGACACTCATTATTGTTTAAGTACTATTTTTTTTCCGAGAACCTTTTCAGTTTTACGCCTAGCGCCTTCGAGACTCGGGCTGGACCACAGCAGCCAACGGGACCAGAATCCAGCCGTTTTGGCACCTGAGCGCGTCCAGTTTTCCCGTCCCGCGTGCCGGCCCAAGTAACGTTTCATACGTGCCCGATCTTTGTGAAGCGTATAGTCCGAGTACCCTCGGAGCCCGAAACTCACGCGGGTCCCGTCTGGGAACTCGGCCGTAAACTTGTGCTTGCCGTTACGGGCCCGTGAAACCTTCACGGTGTTCATTTCAAGCTAATTCTTACCGAGATATAAATTAAAAGAATCAAGATGATGACGTTAAAAACTAACCAGCCTGTCAAGTAAGGAAACAACGCGTTGTTTTCTAGAACCATATTAAGCACCTGACGCGTGAGAGACTCGTCACAGTCCGACTCTTCACCGTGCGCCATGGATCGCTACCTTGTTAAAAGCGCCCAAAAAACTCCTCACGAGTTTACGAAGCTTGGACCGGCCGTGTGCGTCCTGGGCAAGTCGGGCATCGGCAAAACCTGGACCGTACGTAAAGAACTCGCGCCGTGCGTCGAACTCGGTCCTGACATTCTCAAAAGCAAACAAGACACGATTGATTTTTTGAATAAAATTCGTGGAACCGAAACCTCGGTGATTATCGACGAGTACGAGTGCATTCACGACCTCGTCGGCCTGCGCGAAATCACCGGACCTCCGACGAACGGTCTCTTTGTCGTCATTTCCCAGATTCCCGTGAAATTTGGGTTCGAAATGAACACGTACGAATTTCCCGTGCCAGGTCCGGGGGTCATCAAGGCTCTCTTTCCGAGTGCGAGTGAACACGTCATCGCCACGTGCGGTGGGGACTTGCGTCGCGTCAAACAGAGTCTCACTTTCAAATCTGATGAGCGGGACGACTTTATGGGACCTCGGGAATTTATCGCGAGTCTCGTGTGTCGTACATTTTCCGAAGTTCCCACCAAGTATGTGGGTCATCCCATTCAGGAACCCGGAAACATCGCCTCAATTTTACATGAAAATTACCCCGACTCGAAAGGGCGACCGGATGTTGTAGCCAACTACCTGAGCATGGCTGACGTCATCGAGACGAGGGTCTATGCAGGAGACTGGGAACTCCTGTCGTACTTTAACCTATGGGGGTGTATCTTACCGGCGACTGAAATTGCTCATACTCTGAGTCCCAAACTCCGACCGGGATCCACGTGGACAAAGTACCAAAACATGTGTATGCGTCACAAAAAAATTCAATCGGTTTCGAACAAGATTCCACATCGAAATTTGGATCTAGACGCTCTGATGCTCATTCGGTCCCAGATTGAACGGGGCGACTTTGAAACCTTTTTAGATTATGAGCTCGAGCCGTCCGATATCGACGTTCTGAACCATCTGAGTCCAGTGAACAAGTTAAAAGCAAAGACTGTTTCTTCACTCAAGAAACAATGTGCGGAAGCAATTGCGAACCGTGTCCAGAGGAAGAATCCTACGTGAAGATTCAGGGGTCCGATGTTTACTTCCACTGCGAGGTTTGCGAGGCGACCGTCCTCGAGCTCAACATGAAACTCAAGAAACTGGCTCTCGAGCTCCAGCACAAGTATCTCGACCTCGGAATCAAGGGCCGACCTGAAATTCGTCTTTGGATTCGGAGCGATGGCGGGGACTTACACTCGGGTCTGAGCGCCATGGACGCCATTCGGTCTCTTTCAAAGCGCGTCAAGGTTCGAACCATCGCCGACGGCGTGTGCTCTTCGGCAGCCACATTCATTTTGTTGGGTGGTCGGACTCGGCACATGACTGAGAACTCGTACATATTGATTCATCAACTCAATATGGACGGAACTTGGGGCAAGTTTGAAGATTTCAAGGATCAAATGGAGAATCTGTCCCAATTTATGGACCGTTTCAAGGATATTTATACGCGCGAAACCAGAATTCCGGACAGGGAACTCAAGAAGCTGCTGAAGCGTGACGTGTATATGGATGCGGCCCGGTGTCTGGAGTGGAAGGTTGTGGATTCTATTTGGTCTTGAAAAGCATCAGACCCAACACTACAAATATCAGCACAGTTACAATTGGTGGCAGTTGGCTGAAAAGATTGTAACGAATATTTTTACCTAAAAAACCGAGCTGACGACCGGGCGTGACGGCGGCCCAGATACCCACTGTGCCGATGACTACCCAGAATTTTTCATTTATAACAAAATTACTCCTCCTTCACGCCAGGTTCCGGTATAACTTCTGGACCTGCTTCGACGACAGTAACAGGCGCCGCTTCTGGTGTCTTGACTGTGGCGGGTACGATCGACGGGAACTTGATGGCACCCTTCTGAAACTTTTCAGTAAACTTTTTGTATAGAAAATAGCCAATCACGAGAATTGCAACGATCGCAACGATGTTGAAAACGTTGAAAGGCGACTTGGATGTAATCTCCTGAACGGCCGCACGTTTGGCATGATCGACGACGACTGGGGCGCTCATTAAAGAAAAAACAGGTTTTTTCCGGCCCAGTAAGGCGCGGCCTCTGACTCGAACAAGCCTAGTAAATGGTTTCCCTCGACCACATCTGGTCCGATTTCGACGCGTGCCGCACGGCCCTCAGACCCGAAGAGGTGCCCATTAGGGATCACGCGGATTATCTCTGTGAGTACTGTGGAGGTGCCAAGCAATATGATGTTTTTGACGACTTGCCGGTCTGTACTGAGTGTGGTCGAGTCGACTATGAGTTTGTATCCGAAGAGCCCGAATGGCGGTCTGGGGGTGACGAGGGCAAGGCGGATCCTTCCCGCGTCGGTGCGCCCGTGAACACCGATCACTTTTCAGCCGCCTGGGGGTCGTCGACGATCATGAGCGTCACGAAACAGTCTTCGTACCAACAAAAGCGCTTGGCCATGATCAATTTGCACACGTCCATGAACCACAAGGACCGGGCCCTTTTCCACGCGTATCAAGAGCTTGACAAGGTGGGCAAGCAAATTCTTGGTCTGCCCGATAGCGTCATGTACCAGGTCAAAATCAAGTACAAGGCGTTCAACGAGGCGGTCCTGACCCGTGGGGCGGTCCGTAACGGCATCAAAGCCAACTGCGTTTTCCAGGCGTGCCGCGAGTCGGGTGTGGCTCGTACGACCAAAGAAATTGCAGATGCATTTGGAATCCCGGCCCGTGATCTTTCCCGCACCTTTGACATGTACCAGGAACAACTTCCCGAGACGGATGTGCACGTGACTGGTAGCGCTCACCTGGTTCCGCGTTTTTTCAATGAAGTGACGTGTGTCCCCCAAGATCAGAGGGGTCGAATCAAGATGAAGATTATCAAGATGTGCAAAGATCTCGAGGATTGTGTCGAGCTTCAGGGGCGGACACCCAAGGCGGTGGCGGCCGCAATCATGTTTGTCGTTTTGAAGGATGCGGGGTTCAATCCAGACAAGAATGAGCTATGCAGAATTTGCGACGTTTCAGCTCCGACATTGGGCAAGATTGAGACGATCGTGCGCAACTTAAGGAACACATCAGTTTAATGTGCAATGAACGGCGTGATTTTATTCGTAAGCACACCGTGCTACGGAGGTGTATGTCTCCAGGCCTACGCCGAGTCTATGCTGCGGCTGCAGCGCACATGTGCCGCCAATGGAATTCAGATGATGCTCGACACGACGGAAAACGAATCGCTCGTCCATCGGGCCCGCAACTTGGCCGTGGCGCGTTTTTATCAAAAGACCCAGGCGACTCACTTTTTGTTTATTGATGCTGATATCCACTTTGATCCCGATTCGGTTATCCGTCTCATCAAGTCGGACCATGACGTCGCCGTAGCGTGTTATCCTAAAAAGTGCGTCATGTGGGACGCGGTCGATGAGCACATCAAAAAGGGTGGAACGGGCAAGGATCTTTCTAGGGTCGCCGCGTCTCTCGTCATGAATTTCAAGTACCAAAATACCCAGATTGTGAATGGTTTTGCGGAGGTGCTCGATGGACCCACGGGTTTCATGCTCATCAAGCGTGACGTGTTTACGAAGATGCACGAGCGGTACCCAGAACTCGAGTGCGTGAATGACCACCAGAACCGCGACCTTGAAAAGTATGTCGCCGTGTTCGATTGTATGATCGACCCAGAGTCGCGTCGGTACCTCTCGGAGGATTACGCCTTTTGCCGACGCTGGCAAATGATGGGTGGCAAAATTTACGCAGACGTCATGACCGTCCTGGGTCACGTAGGTAACATTCGGTTCCAGGGAGCACTTGAGGAGCGGCTTAAGAGCACGGCGTGTGTTTAGTTTAGGAAAATGCGAGGATACAACTCTGGCGGTCAAAATCGTACAATCCAGTGTCCGTGTGGCTGGGGGTGTTCGGGAACACCACGTGAGTCAAATTTTAAACACAAACTTCATTCGAAAGTTTGCGAAATTGCAACTCGGATGAATTATTCCGACAAAACTTTCGACCCGGGTGTCATGCAAAAAACTGCGGGTATAAGTGGACAAACTTGTATAAATGGGGAATATGCACCTCGACTCGTCACGGGAAACTCCCTCGCAGACATGAATATGGAAACTGTTAAACAGTTGGATACTTTGTTGCTTAAATAAACAGACTCGCTTCTCTTCTATAAATGTCTTCCGTCCTCCATGTGTGTATGGTGACTAGAAACAAGTCGATCAGTGCTACGACGTTGCACACCGCAATGAATCTACACATGCTCTGTATGATGCGCGGGGTTCATTTGGAGATTCACTTTGTTGATAACAAGTCCACCTTGCCCAAGATTATCAAGAGTGGTGAACGCATCTTTTGGATGGACTATGGGACCAATCTGAATCAGGAAATTCTGCACAAGGTTCTTGACCCTTTCGACAAGGGCGTCCAGGTTCTGGTGTTTCCTTCCGTACGTGAAGGCATCAACTGGGACCAGTTTGAGAAGAAGACCAAGGCGGGTACGACGGAGGCGGCGGGTCAGCGCGGTCTCGAATTTGACACGGAGGTGGGTAAGAAGCTCGCTCCGGGTCTATACGAGTGCGTCAAGACATCCGCCCGTGTATGGGCCATGGACGCCAAGCCGGTCGACAAGAAGATTCGGGGCGGCAAAGATCCTATCAAGCTCCCACTCGACAATAACGAGGAGATGTTTTCGTGCCTTTCTAAAATTGGAGTGAAAATTGGTGTCGCGTCCGAGGCTATAGTCGTGTGCCACTACGTTCACGAGTGTTTCGGAAACATTCTCGAGGCGGCCGGAGTTCAATTGGGGCCCTAGAGGACCGAGTCGGGGCGGAGTTGTAAAACAACTCCTCGTGATCCACGGTTAGAGAAACGCAGCTAAATCAAGTTATGAATGAATTTATACGGGAAGCCTGGAAGTCGACCGATGCGAATCGGTTTCCGGGCCCCCAACCCGTTTCCATCGAGCGAAGACACTTTGCTCTCTTGAAACGCCAACCCTATTTCGTTTGTGAAAAGACTGATGGTGTCCGCCAGTTTTTGATTGGTGCGACAGAGGGCACTTTTATCGTGAACCGTGCGTTTCAAGTCGAGCCCGTGAAAATCCGGATCCCAAAGGATACTTTGCTCGATGGCGAACTCGTGAGACTCAAGAGTGGAAAGATGGCTTTTGTGGTTCACGATGCCGTGCTCGTGAAGGGTGAGAACCTGATGGACCTACCCCTTGATCAGCGTCTCGAAAAGGCGAGAGGCGTCACAAAGGCGATCATCAAGACGGCCACGGCCCCTTTCGAGGTTCGGGTCAAGAAAATGTACAAACTTTTTGAAGAGCCAATTCCGGACCTAAATTCGTTCGACTATGAGACGGACGGGATCGTCATGACCCCTATCGAAGAGCCGGTCCGTATGGGGACTCATGAGACCATGTTCAAATGGAAACCGAGAGACAGGATCACGATTGATTTTCAATTACAAAATGGGTTTGAACTTTTTGTACAGGATCGGGGTGAGCCGTACAAAGAGGCTGAGCTTCACCTTGGTAATCAGCGTAAGGACTTGCCCGACGGAACCATAGTCGAGTGTGGCTACGGGAACCTCGGGTGGTTTGTGGAAAAGGTTCGGACCGACAAGAATCACGCCAATAACCGTCGTACGTTTTTTCGTACCATCGTCAACATTCGCGAAAACATCCAACTCGAAGAGATTACGGGCGGTACCACGCCTGGTAAAACTCTCCCTTGAACGAGGTGAGATCTGGAATCTCTCGCACCGTTTCATCATCTTTCAAGTACCACTTATTAAAGCGTCTCACGAGAAGAGCATAATGCCCTCCTCGTTGGATCCCTTGGTGAAGCACGCACGCAAACAACTTGCGTCCTTCAAACTCGAAAGGAATTTCAATCGGAAATTTGTAATCGTACATTGAGAATGAAAAACTTATGATTCGGGGCCACTTTGTCACCTGGTGTCGGACCGCCGCTTTTTCATGAGTCTTTCCGTTCGAGTCGACGTACCCCTCGATCGGTTGTTCTTCGAACCGGTCTCCCAACAAGTCCTGGAGGCGACATGGTTCGTTCACATCCAGCACAAGCGTCGTGAATGGAGTTTTCACGGTGGACATGCCTTCGTCCCACAGAGTCTCCTGCGAATCCTCCCCGTTGAAAATCTCTCGAATGAGCTCTTTTCCTAGAGACTGTTCAAATACGTCTATGAGTAAAAGAATAACCTCCTGGGCGTCGTGTTGTTGTCCTCCGACAAACTGGGGAAACCGAACCCTAAAAGCCCCAAGGAGATCACTCGGACTCACGGGATCTGTCTTATCTTTTAAAAACAGTTCACGGGCCAACTTTTGGTACTCGCGTGTAATTTCACAAGGTCCTTCGTATGGCGGAAGTGAAAAAAAGTGCTTTGTGAGCGGCGGAACGTGGGCCAAACACTGAACAGCCGTATTGAAATAACAAGTGTTGCCGAGGTTCCAGAGACCTCGCATCTCGCCTTAAAAGGTTCGAGCGTTATTTCTCTAAACTAAATGTCGACTCACTCTTTGTTTTCTCAGTGGGAGCCCCTGATTCGTCAACACGCCAAGCGACCGAATACCGAGATTGAGTTTCGGTTCGGACGTCCCTCCGGAAAAGGGTTCGACACCAACGTGGGTTCGGAAACCTTTCAAAAGGTTTTCAGGGCCCTAAACAAGTATCAAGGTTGGGAGAGTACCAAACACACAAACGCGACCGTGTACTATTTCGAAGGCGAGGGAACCTCTGGTTCCCGAGCGGACCGTAGGTCCTATAAACGCCTGTCCGTCGACGAAGAGACTGACGAGCAGGTGGGCCAGATTAAGAAACGCGTACTCGTCGACGACTTTCACATCGAATCTGCACCGTTTAATGTCCGTCTGGGTATCAGTACGGAGGAGCCTTTCGAGTATGACGGCGAAGAGACGAGCACCAAGCAAACCACCAAGGAGCGTTGGTCGTTTGTTCGGAAGAATCTTTCGATCGACATGACAGTCGTCAAAGGTACGCCGGACGACAAGGACTCGGACGAGGATACGACGTACCAAATCGAGATGGAAATTGTCGATCCCTCTCAAATCTCAAGCGATCGAAACGAACTTTTCAATTTGCTTCACAAGATTTTTGATCTGCTCAAGTGCGTCTAGACTGCGACGTATTTGAGCCACTTGTTACGGAACTTGTTGTTCAGACCTCTACGGGCCAGACCCGCCCACGTGTACGTGTTTTTGGGTCCCGTCGGTAGTCCTAGATTTGCAATTGCGTTGTTTAGATTCTGAATTGCAGAACGGTTACGGGGCAGAGCATACTCTTGCTGAAGACGCATGTTGGTCGCCTTGGGGCTCTTTTTCGGAGGTGGAGTTCTTTTTGGAATTGAAGGAGTCGGCCGACGTTTTGGAACATAGGCGGGAATGTGTCTAATTTCACCCGTGACGACGTTTTCTACGTCACGGGCCGCGCGCGGTGGGCTCATGGGCACCTCACGGTTGATCCATGCACGCACAGCCGCCTTGAGATTCTTGGCGGCTGGTTTTGGTTTTTTAAACGCCAAGTTGGTCACCAAGGTTTTGTACGCCTGAACCTTGTTGGCTGGCATCCAATTTGGAACCTTAATTCGTGCCAAGAAACGCGCCTTTGACGGTTCGTTCGCTCTCTGAGCCATGGTCTCCTTGACAAACTTTTTATAAGCCTTGTTGATGTTCGCCTTGAGAGGTTTGCCTCGAGAACCAGATGGTAAACTATTGTAAACCTTCATAAAGAGATTTTCGTTTCCTGAACGTGAAAAGTTGCCCAGGTTTGTACCAAGACGTGCGGCGTACTCGAACGTCAACATCTCCCGGGCATTGTTGTTTGATCCAGATGGAGACGGAGACGGCGTCTTGTTTTTTGCGGCGGGTGCAACGGGAGAAGGAGCTGGACGCTTACTCGCCGCCCAGGCTCTGAGCGTGTTGAACTTGTTCGCCTTGGCGGTGGCGTTATATTCTGCGTGTAAATTCGCGGGCAAAAGAGCCTTGGCAATCTTGTTTTGTTCTTCGAGCGGTAACGTGGCCCATACACGTCGCGTCTGTACGCCCTGGCTCGTCGTCTTTTCTACCCGACCATTGTTCATGAACCGGTAGTACGTGGTTCCATTCACGAGAACGTCTGCGTTACGAATAGGTTTGTATACTCCAGTCTTTTGCTGAATCAGGGAAATCAGCTCGGCTGGTGTCATTTTCGAATTTGCTTCCGGAATTCCAAGGTTCCGGGCCACTCCCAAGAGCTCCACCTTGGTGAGTCGAGTCGCCTGGCGGTTATTGATGCGCAGAATCTTGTTCAGACCCATGGTGATCATGTGCTGTGCACCACCCGCATCACCCGTTTTGACATTGGCGGGAATTTTGAAAATCTCACGAACTGCCATGGGGATGTTACGCCCCGCGTCCGTGTACGCCTTTATCACAGTCTTGCGACCCGACGCAATCCCAGCCGGTATGGCAAACCAATAAGGCTGTTTACCCGGTCCCGGGCGCACGTAAAACCCGGGCTTGGTCGCGTTCCAACTCGGCGCCCGACGGTTCTTTGGGGCTACGCTGGAACCAGTCTCTTTCTCGACGAGCGGGTGACCCGCGTTCGCAAACACCTTGGCGGTTGCTGCCGGCACGGGCCGACCAGCTTTTTTGAACGCCTCGAGAACCTTGGGCGCAACCGCCTTGAGATTCATTGTGCGAATAGGCACCCTGGTTCTGACCACATTGGCCCCTCCGTTCCCGTAGTTGCCATAGGCTGCACCACCGCGCTGCTCAAACACGATATAAGGATAAAGACGAGGCTTCCCGTTCGTGCCCGGCCGGACATAGTAACCCTCCGGAGGTTTCATGTTCCACGAGTTGGCCAAAGGATTTCGGTTTGCCAGTTTAGCCTTTTTGTTGTTTGCAGCCCCTTTTCCAGGTTTCTTTATAGAAGGGGTCTTGGCAAGGTTGAAAGCCAAGAAAGGAACCAGTTCATGTTCAGTGAAAAGTTGTTTAAAAAGCTGTTTCGGTGCTTCGCGTTCAGACGGATCCTTGATACCCGTGAAGAGAACGGTACCGTTTCTGAAAAACTGAAAGGTCCATTTTGGGTTACTGAGCTTCAGGACGACCGTTGGTAAGGTGACGTCAGGGTTATACGCAACGCTAGCCCCTGGAATTTTCTTCAATTCATCTTTGAGGTCATCAAGAGCCACAGTCCGATTTATGTAGAAAATTCCATCAATCTTTTTATATGTTGGTGGGGCACTGAGTAGAATTTTAGGGGCCCATCCGTTCTTGACGATAGCCAGAAGAGCCTCCTCGTAGTTTCCCAGACCCATGACGTCAAAATACGTCTCGGTAAAGACGATGGTCTGTTGGCCACGCTTAGCTACAATCTTTTTCACGTCATCAGGTTCGCCTATCCACCCCTGACCGGCGATCCAACGCGCCACCGGCTTTTTAAAGTTGTCCTTGTAGCCCGCGATTTCAGAAAAGCCTCTGGGTGCCGTTTCGAATACCCGTTTAAAATTAGTAGGAAGCTTGAAGGTGACAATCTTGGTCGTGAGGGCCGATGCCGAAAACTTCAAGGGCCCCTGAGAGTTTGTAAAAACACGCTTGGATCGCCACAGTCTCTGAAACTTGACGATCCGAGCCTGCTCCATCCGAGCCTGCTCCACGAGAGGATCCATTACTATTTTATTATATTTTAATCCTGGTTCAAGACGTCAAGACCGAAGATGAATGGCTGTGTAGAATACGCAGTACCGTTGTAAATCTTCGAATCCATTCGAACCTCGAGCTCCTTGGCGCTGAACGGTCCTGCGTAAAAGTCCTGGTTGAACCTGTGCGTTCCGAGGTTGTTCTGTTTGCAGTGCTCGTTGAACTTGGCGATGAAAAGCGTCTGGGGCATGAAGAGGTCTGGGCCAAACTTGAGCTTTTCCGAACACAGAAAGTGCTGGAGCGCATTGGTAACCTGTGCAATCTGGCTCTGGACCGCCTTGAAGTACTTGGGCAGCACGTTCCAAATGTCCTTGTCGGCGTACTTGTGTGCATAGTCTAGGTAGGCCCGGAGACACTTGCACAAGATGGCTGGAATCTCCTGCTCGAGCTTCTGGTCCAGGTGTGGGTCCGCCTCTGAAACCTGGCGCCCAAAGTTCCACGTGGCCAAGCGTCGCAAGATGGATCCCGAATTGTCCTTCCAGTTGGGCACCTCATTTCCTCCCAAAATTCCAGGCGTCTTCCACTGCATGCTCAGGGCCGTCTCATTTTTACGCGCCACAGAAACATCCTCACCCGACACGAGCGACTGAAACTCAGCCTGCTCGAGCTGAAGGTCACCCTTGATCTCTGGACTGATGAACATGAAACCGCGGTAGATGCTCTGAAGGCCAAACTTTTTCTCGATGTTGTTCGAAAGGGTCGCGACATCCTCGCACTCGTAGAAAAGCTTACAAACCTTGGTGATGAGCGTCGACTTGCCCGACCGTGCGATACCCTTCAAAAACGGAATCACTTGCCAACCGTCGAGCTCATTCACCTCGAAGCACAACCGACCGCAAAACACGTACATCCACTTGCACACATCCTCCTCGAACCGCTGGTAATCCAAAACGCGCTGCATGTGAGGGGTGGGAATGTCGTACCAGTCCTCAATCTCATCGTATGGGTCGAAAGGCAAATCAAAGTATTTGCAACTCACGAGGGTCGGATCGAGATCGCGAAAGTCACGAGAGTTGTACGGGTAAAACTTGATGCGATACTTTTGGTTCTCCTCGTCCCAATCTTTACCCACCAATAGACCGTTCAGAAACGACCACGTGTGCCTATCCTTTTTGATTTCCGGAAACTGAAAATCCTTACAGTTTGACAGGTGACGCACGACGTCACCCACGAGTCCGCCGCGACTCGTCAGGTTTTTCCACATCTCCGGATTGTCCTCCTTTTGCGTCACGTCGTACACAAACTCCTTAATCTCCTTGACCGGCTTCCATGCGCGCGTGTTGCGAATTTCAATACAACACTGGTCGCGGTACCGACGGTACCCCTCATCATACGCCTTGTGGAGCAGAAACAGAAGCAGCTTCTGGTACGGCGTGTTTGACTCATCCTCCTTGAGAGACGAGTCACTGTTGTCGATGGCCAACGTCGGGTTGTTGATACGGTTGAAGCGCCGGTCCCAGATTCGAAACTGCTCAAACATCTCCTGACGGTCAACAATCAGGCGGCGAACCCGAAATTCGAGTGTAAATTCCTCACCGTTGACATCCTTGCTTGGACGCTTGTTCGCCTCCAGGTTATCGATGCGCGTCAGCAACGTCCTACAGCTATTGATGAATCGATCTTTACGAGTCTTGACGTGTTCCATCACGTAAGACCCGGGACGAGGGTAACCGTCCTCGTCACGCTCCTGGTCATTCAGAAACAAGACGTACGCCCACGACTTGTCAGCCGCGAGTGTATTTGCTCGAATGTGAAAACCAGCATCGGTCTCTGCTTGAGTGATTTTTGACTCAAGTTCCTCGATCGTCCACGAATTGATTTCAGAGCTCTGATGGGCCATCCGAATCTCCTCAGCATGTTCAGGACTCACATCCTTTTGGATTGTATGGACTTTCTTGGCGCTTGACATTACTAAGAATGGGCCAGACTTTTTTAAGCGGGGGCTGCGATGTGCTTGGGCTCGGGTTGGCAGCAGCACTGAGTCTTGGTGTTCAGAGCGCTCAGAATCTTGACCAGAATCTTGTTCTGCATTTCTAGGTTCAGTGAAATCTTCTCGGTTGCATCCTTCAGGCCTACGAGAGCAGTGGCGATCGTCTCACCGTCCTCGGTCGCCAGGAACGCTCCCAGGGCTTCCATCGGGTCGCAAAGGTCCATCTCATCCATCTCCTCAGTCTCGTCCAGGTCCTCCTCTTCCTCGTCCTCAGGTGGGGGGCTGGGTGGTGGAGGGCGTGGTACACGAGACATTTAATAGGGTACCAGAAAATCGGCGCGTCTCCTGGGCGCAACTAAAGAAATCTACACTAGTTTCAGTAGTGCATGCCCTTTGTATACTCTATAAAGTGCAAGCTCGAGCCATGTAAAGAATATATAGGCCAAACGACTCAGGATGATTTTCAAATCCGCCTGAATGGCCATATTTCTGATGTGAACAACGGACGAAAACGCCACCTGTACAACGCCATCAGGCTACACGGCTGGGACAATTTCACAATTGAAATTCTTCACAGTTTCCCCCGGGAAGGAAACTGGGAAGAGCGCCTGGACCAGCTTGAAATACAAGAAATTGCTCAGCGTGGCACCTTGGCCCCAGGCGGCTACAACAACGAGACGGGTGGGAACAAAAACAAGGTGCTCCACGAAGACACCAAGGTGCTCATGAGTTCTGTCCGCTCAGGCGAACGTCATGCCATGTTTGGGAAACACCACGATGAAGAGGCGAAGGAACTCTTGAAAGAGGCGAACGTCAAGGCGGTCCAACAATGGTCCAGGGATGGGAAGGAACTCCTCAGGACGTTCGGGTCGGTTGAGGAGGCGACTCGTGAAACGGGTGCAGACGGAAGTCACATCGCCAAGGTTTGTAAAGGGGTCCGTAAGACGGCGGGAGGGTTCCAGTGGAAGTTTGCCAACCCCGAAGACGTTCGGACGAATGAACCTCTAAAGTTTACAAAAATTCAGCAATGGTCGTTCGACGGGAAGAAATTGATTGCCGAGTATGACACACTGGTCGCGGCCACACAGGCTACAAACAGTGGAACACGGACTATAAGTAAGTGCTGTAAAGGAAAGGCCAGGTCAGCGGGTGGGTTTAAATGGAAATCCGTCTAAATTTTTTTTCTTGGGGTATAGTACCAAAGCACTCATGGCAGGTGGACTTATGCAGCTCGTTGCGTATGGCGCTCAGGACGTTTATCTGACCGGTCAGCCCAAGGTGACCTTTTTCCAGGCGGTGTACAAGCGCCACACCAACTTTGCGATGGAGAACATCCAGCAGACGGTGAACGGCACCCCATCCAACAGCGGCCGTGTGTCCGTGACCATCGCCCGCAACGGCGACCTGGTCGGCAACATGTACGTGGCTCTGCAGCCAACCCAGTCCAGCAAGTCTAACCTGACCTCGACCAACGCCAGCGTGGACATGGCGTGGGTGGCTGAGCGTGCCATTGCCGCCGTTGAGCTGACCATCGGTGGCCAGCGCATCGACAAGCACTACCAGACCTGGTTCCGTCTGTACGCCGAGTGCTTCCTGAACGAGGCGGACAAGATCAACTACGGCAAGCTGACCTCCTCCCCAATCTTCACCTCGGACTCGACCAACAAGAACTACGTGTACCTGCCCCTGCTGTTCTTCTTCAACCGCAACCCAGGCCTGTACCTGCCCCTGATTGCCCTGCAGTACCACGAGGTGCGCCTGGACTTTGACCTGACCAGCACCTTCACCAACTACTTCGGTGCCTCTTCCCAGGTGTTCGAGGTGTGGGCCAACTACGTGTACCTGGACACTGAGGAGCGCCGCCGCTTCGCCCAGAAGGGCCACGAGTACCTGATCGAGCAGGTGCAGCACACCGGTGGCGACAGCATCACCGCTGCTTCCCAGACCGTGCGCCTGTCCTTCAACCACCCAGTGAAGGAGCTGGTGTGGTGCTACCAGAACACCACCTCGACCGCCACCAACAGCATGTGGAACTTCTCCACCTCGGCTGCCAACGTGAACGTGACTGTGGACCCCAGCCCGGCCCTGCTGACCGGCTCTCACCTGCCACACACCATCGGCGCTCCCCGCCTGTTCTCCAACACCGCGGGCGTGGCCAACGTGTACTGGATTGAGGAGGCCACCGCCAACACCGGTGCCACCTACGGCGTGGAGGTGGGTCCTCTGAAGGACTTTAAGCTGGTGCTGAACGGCCAGGACCGCTTCAAGGAGCAGCTGGGCAAGTACTTCAACCAGTACCAGCCATACGTGTACCACTCGGGCACCCCCTACCCAGGCATCTACGTGTACTCGTTCGCCCTGCAGCCCGAGGAGCACCAGCCAACCGGCACCTGCAACTTCTCTCGCATTGACAATGCCCAGGTGTCTATCAACATGAAGACCGGCTTCAGCACTCCCCTGCAGAAGATGTTCGCGGTGAACTACAACATCCTGCGCATCCAGAGCGGCATGGGCGGCCTGGCCTTCTCCAACTGATCTTACCATATAAGTTTTCACGTGGTAAGAATTATAAAAGTATTAAAAACCACAAAAATACGGGCTTCGGCCCCAGGAACGTTCAAGGTTCCTGAGGTTGAAACTTAAAGAATGTCTTACTATAATAGTAAGATGGAGACCCCGCAGCTCAAAAAGTGCTCTTGTTCACGTGGTCCACAACCGTTGGATCAATTTTTGGATAAAAAAGGAAAAGAGGTGGCGACGTGTCTCAAATGTCGTCTCAAGCAGCGTAAACATGACCAAAAACCTGAACGTCGTGAAAAACATAATGAACTCCAGAAAGAAAAAGAATATGCTAAAAAATGGCGCGAAAAACAACTCGAAGAACGTCCAGACGAATTTAGAGATTACAACAATGAACGAGCCCGACAATGGAGGGCCGAAAACGCCGAACACGTGGCGCGCTGGTATCGCATAAACGTCAATCCTCGTTTAGACGCCATCAAACGCGCCGCCGAAGTTCGAGGTATCGAATGGCATCTCACCGATGAAGAGGCCAAGGTGATGCTCACAAGTCCGTGTGTGTATTGTAAACACATCGATCTCGAAGTTCGTGTGAATGGTATCGACCGTTTAGATTCAAACGTATGTTACACTGTTGAAAATTGTCGCCCGTGTTGCAAAAACTGCAATTACATGAAAGGCACGTACGACCCAAAGACGTTCATCGAACGCGCCAAGAAGATTGCCATGTGCGATGCCGAGTTTCCAGAAGTGCCCACATGTCTAGAACACAAGAGAATCAACCGCACTCCTCAAGAGACAAAACAGGAAACTCCCACCACTCCATGACCCCGTCGAGACTGTCACTTTCCAACGGAAAACAACTGAGAGGGTCGGTATCTATAAAACTTTCAATATCCCCCTCGTCATTTGTGAACCTGTGATGATGTTCGATAAACTTTACGTCGTGTTCATTCAGTTGGACGAGTCCCGTTTTCTTTTGGAAACCAATCCGTAGAATAGTATATCCATCGCCGTCCGCATGAAAAGTATAAGGTGCCAAATAAGTCATCTTATAAAGTTTCTTCTCTCGCTTTTTCGCCTCGAAAACCTTTTTACACAGTTCCATTCCCTCCTTGTACTGCTGATCCGTGAGAGACTCTTTGACCGAGTCTATAAAGTCTGACATTTCATGAGCCATATATGTAAAAAGAGTCAAGTCTCTAACGCCCCACAACCTGCCACGAACCCTTCAGAGCCGCAAACTCCTCTTCGATGATCACGGCTGTCGATTCTGGATCAAAATAGGGGCTACAACAGAAAACGTCGATGTAAATTTTGTTGTACTCTGGATACGTATGGGCACTAAAATGGCTCTCGGCCAGAACGAGAACGCCCGTAGTCCCATGAGGCTCAAATTGGTGAAAGGATCGGCCCACGACTGTGAACCCGCACCTTTCAGCGATTCGATTCATAATTCCCTCGAGGTGGCGCGACTGGGAGACCCATACGCCATCGATGTGTCCGACGAGGTGCTTCATGTTACTTTAGGGGTTGCTTATTTTAAGTGGAATTAGACCGAGGCCGAGCACGATGAACAGGAGTGCAAAGAATGGACGTCCGATCGTCTGGTCCTGCTGATTCTTCGTCTCGACAAAGTTGGCGACGCCCAGACCCAGGAACAGGAGCACAAAGAGGCCCAGGAAGACGGTATAAAGGTCAGCAGCCATTTATATTAATAAAAGATTAAAATATATGGACGAGCTAGTAAAGAACACGGCCGTCGTCGACGGGGCTCTCGTGAGGGCCGTGACGTCCCTGATGCCTGGGGAGAGTATCGAAAAGATCCTGGACGCCACGCGGGATGTGAACCTCAAGCGCGTCCTAAACTCTGTAAAGGCGCGAGGATACGAAACGGTCATTCACCTCGTTGATGATCTCCACGCAGATGGCCTGTCTGACGAGGACATCAAGACTGTCCTGGTGTGGACGGGGGACCCTGAGGCTAAAGTTCTCGTCGACTCGGGTCTCGTGAATTCCGTTTTAAAATTCGTTTCAGAACCTACTGATAGTACGCCGCGGCCCGGGTGTTGTATCCGGCACTTGAGATGGTGGTCCAAAAATAAATGAGAAAGAGACCCATGACCACCAAAGACGCCGCCTTGATCGACTCACCGGCAAACTTGCGTCTATCGGCGGTCAGAAACGCCTGGAGGCCAAACAGGATGAGCGCCACGGCAACTGCCAGTATCAGGCCAGGTGCCAACATTTAATACTTAAGGACATTTTTATTTAGTAGCTTACGGTATGAACTTTGCGTACTTGGATGCCCGAAGTCTCTTGGAGACGGTCTTGGCGCCTCACGCCCCTGAACCGATCCCCACGATTCCGTGTGACATCGGGCCAGAGTGGAAAGAGTTTGGGGAGGAGCTTGGCAATTTCAAATCGGAATTCGTCAAGATTCGGACTCAGCTGTCTGTGAACCTCGCAGCTCTGAACGAGAAGCGCGAAGAAATGAACGTCCTTCGAATGATGATTGAGAATGTCAACTCTCCTGAGTTAAAGGAAAAGCTCGAGGATATACTAGACAACTACGAGTCGCAAGAAGGGATCTCCACCCTGACTCGACAATGCGGGGAGCTACAAGGTAGGCTCGAGGCGATGAAGAAGGTGCTGTTGGACACGGGTGCTGAAAGGTACGGAAAGTTTACCTGTTTTGTGTGTATGGACCGACTCGTCGATTTGTTTATTGAACCCTGTGGCCACGTGATTTGTGACGCGTGTTGGGTCCGGACGACCAACAAGGATCAGTGCCCAGGGTGCCGCGCCAGGATGCATGGGGTCAAGAAGATTTATACGATGAACTAGGTGCGTTAAATTTGTGATTTTTGTTTAGTGTGTAATAATAGACAACTCGTCTCATCTGACCTTAGCTCAGTTGGTTTAGAGCGAAAGACTGTAGGCAAACAAGCCTGTCTTGGATGGTCATTCATCTTTAGGTCGCTGGTTCGATTCCGGCAGGTCAGACGCGCCCTTGTAGCTCAGTTGGTTTAGAGCGTGGTGCTAATAACGCCAAGGCCACAGGTTCGAAACCTGTAAGGGGCAGCGCTCATAGTATAGTGGTAGTACAGCACCCTTCCAAGGTTCAAGGCGGGGTTCGATTCCCCGTGTGCGCAGAGGGGAATGACACTGTTTCCCTCGAGGTTCCATAGTATAATGGTTAGTACGACAGATTCTGACTCTGTTAATGCGTGTTCGAATCATGCTGGAATCTTCTTCCATAGCACAGTGGTAGTGCGTCCGTTTAGTAAGCGGGAGGTCCTGAGATCAAACCTCAGTGGAAGAATGGAAATAGTGTTTCCCTCGACCCGAGTACGTCGTTAAACTATTCAGGTGCTCCTGTCCTCTAGTCGGTTAGGAGAACCGGCTGTTAACCGGTCAACACAAGTTCGAATCTTGTCGGGAGCGAAATTTTTTAACTGTCCAGCTCCAGTTAAAAAATTTTCGCATGTCCTTACCAATGGAGAAGAAATGCTCCAAATGTGAAGTGACTAAACCTATCGAAAAATTTCCCAACGATCCTAAATGCTCAGACGGAAAACGTGGGACATGTAAAGAATGTAGGAAAGGACATACAAAACAGTGGGTTCCTAAAGAGGATGAACATATCACATGTAATGACTGTGACGAAACCAAACATCATTCACTTTTTGCTAGTAAAGGTGGAAAGCAGAAACCATATCAATGCCTGAAATGTAAAAATCTTTATTATATGAATAAACGTAATGAAGATCCAGAACATCATAATGAAATTAAACGCAATTATTATAGTATAAACAAGGAACGAATAAACGAAGTAAGACGTTCTACTCAGAAAAAAAAGAAGGGATGCCGATCCGGTTCATAGATTGAGAAAAAATCTAGGAAGTCGAATATATTTGGCGGTAAAAAATAAAATAGGGAAAACAATGGAACTCACGGGATGCTCGAAAGAAGATCTCACAAAACACCTCGAGTCAAAGTTCACAGAAGGCATGACGTGGGATAACTATGGCGAGTGGCACATAGACCACATCAAGCCTTGTGCATCATTCAATCTCGAGGACCCAGAGGAACAGAAGAAGTGCTTTCATTGGACGAATCTTCAGCCCCTGTGGGCACTGGATAACATCCGCAAAGGAGCCAGGACTTAAAAAAGCCTGACGCGTATCACGTATGGAAGATGACATCGGGTGGGTTTACTGTCTTTCAAATCCCAGTTTTCGTGTAAACTTTCTAAAAGTGGGATTTACAAGAGAAGAGAATTTAAACATCCGAATCGATAAACTTTATACGACGGGTGTGCCGACTCCGTTCAAGTTGGAATTTGCAGCCAAATTTAAGAATTGTGAAGCGGTCGAAAGAAAGATTCACGCCCTTCTCGAACACTTTTGTTCGAGGGTGAATGATCAGCGCGAGTTTTTCGAGTGCACCACGGACGACGTCATGGTCGCGTTCAAGAGTCAGGGTCCGTACGGCGAGTTTGTCATCTCTAGAGCGGATGAAAAGAAACCTTCGCGGGACTATAACATCTTCAGTCACATGCAGAAGATTCGGCACGTGAAGAACGGCGACGTTGTTTACGCATACTGGGACGAAACTCACAAGTGTTTTTGTCTCGAAGACGACCCCGAGTGTACGTTTGTTTCCCTGACTGCATTTGAAAGGTACCATCTCGAAAAGCTCGATTTGGAAATAAAAGGGGGCGGGAACGGTTGGCGAAATTGTGAAGTCGAAATAGAAGACGGTGTGTGGATCAGGGCGAGTTCGTATCAGGAAGATAAACAATAGCGCCTCACATAAACTAAAGATGGCGGTCCGTCTCGTGGATTCCATGCCCCGCGAAAACTGCGACTCGGCGGTCGTTCAGGCGGCACGTGTTTCGTATGGCGCCGGGACAAAGTCTGTGAGCGACGACCGGGCCCTGATCAGGTACCTCATGCGTCACAAGCACACGACGCCGTTTGAGATGGTTGAGTTTAAGTTTCACATCAGGGCCCCAATCTTCGTGGCGCGTCAGTGGCTTCGTCACCGAACGGCGAGCGTCAACGAACTTTCGGCCCGGTACAGTATCGTACAGGATGATTTCTTTTTGCCTGACGAGCTCCGTAAGCAGTCTACGACGCGCGGTCAGGGTGGGGAAGAGCCTTTCGGCGAGGGAAGTATGAACCTGCTGCAGAAGCAAAAGGCTTCGTGTGACCTGGCGTTCCACACATACGACGAGCTCATCAAAAAGGGTGTCTCTCGTGAACTCGCCCGTACACACCTTCCCCAAAGCACGTATACTGAATTTTACTGGAAAATTAACCTTCACAATCTGCTCCACTTTTTGGAACTTCGCATCGATGACCACGCCCAAAAGGAGATTCGTCAACTGGCCCGTAAGGTTTATGATATCATCTTACCTCTTGCGCCTTTGACATGTGAAGCCTTTGAGGATTTTCGTCGCGGTTCCCTGACCTTGTCCCGCCTAGAGATTGAGGCTCTTAAATTGGGTCGTCATGAAATTCCTGGAAAGGGTGAGAATCAGGAATTTAAGGATAAGATTTCCAAGATTATGAATGAAAGTGAAGATTCCGGCAGCACTGCGTGAACAGGTATGGCTTTTGTACTGTGGCGACAGGCTCTTCAAGCACAAGTGTCTCGTGACATGGTGTGAAAACGTCATGACGCCATTTACGTTCGAGGTGGGTCACAATATCCCTGAAAGTAAAAGAGGTTCTACTGACATTAACAATTTGCGCCCAATATGCAGCAAATGTAACAAGTCTATGGGGGACGAATACACGATCGATGAGTTTTCGTCTTTATCTGCGCCTAAACACGCCCGGCACCTCTGGGAGTGTTTCCGCTTCACTGAGATAGGAAGCGCATCTTCTCCTGAGTCTTCGTCTGGAAAAACATGAAAATAAAAACCATCAGGGGCAGGCTGCGGAGCTCACCGAGCGTAGAGTGTTCGTAGCCGTACCAACCTTCCATAGGGAATGGGATATTCTTGATGAACATTCGTGCGCCATAGACGATGGCTGCCACGATTCCAAACTGAACACAAACCTCTAGGAACGTTTGCCACTTTGGCTTGGTCCGGTCCAATTTTGGTGTAAAATTGTCAACAAGTCTGGAAATGACGAACGCAAATACGAAGCAAGCGACACCAACCCACGCGACTCCCAAAGTCCTGACGATCTCATGGGTCATGTGTTCCTTACCTGTGTTAAAGAAAAAAGCCGTTGGTAGTTTGGAGCGTGAGCTCCAAACCCCCGTTCCTGTAACTCAGTTGGTTAGAGTGTGGATCTTATGGGCCAAGTGCGAAGCACTTGTGACTTGCGACAGTCCGAAGCCGAGAGTTCGAGCCTCTCCAGGAACAACCCCTGTAGTATAATGGAAAGTATAGCGATCTTCTAAATCGTTGATGCCAGTTCGATCCTGGCCAGGGGTGTGTTGTATACATAAGATATGAAAACGTGTAAAAGATGTAATATAGAGTATAATCTAGAAATGTTCGGGAAGAATAAAACTGCTAAAGACGGGTATAGGAATATATGCAAGGCGTGTACAAAAGCAGCACTTAAACTAAAAGAACCTGATGTTATTGAGACGTGCAGCGTCTGTGGAGAAGAAAAGGAATATATAAACTTCGCAACACGTACAAATATATGTAAATGCCGAAATATACGTGAAAGAGAATTAAGGCGTGAAAATCTGGAAGAATATAACGCGAAATCTCGTGAATGGAGATCTAATAATAAGGATCGGATTAATGCCATCAAACGTGAACGTGAGCAAGCGCGAAGGGATGTAGAACCGCTATATAGACTGAGACACAATCTAAGCACGCGTTTATATATGGCCGTCAGTAAAAAAGTCGGTAATACTTTCGAACTTGTGGGGTGTTCAAAAGAGGAGCTCGCAACATTTTTAGAAGCGGAATTTCAGGAGGGTATGTCATGGGACAATTATGGAATGTGGCACGTCGATCATATTAAACCATGTTGTTCATTTGACCTGAATGACCCAGAAGAACAGAAAAAATGTTTTCACTGGACTAACCTCCAGCCGTTATGGGCTAAAGATAACACGAGTAAAGGAGGAAAATTCTGAAGCATCAGTGTCCGAGCTTGGTCAAGGAGGCAGACTTAAGAACCAGTCGCGAAGCTACTGTGACCCGAAAGGAGAACAGTTGCTACGCAACTGACTTGGAGATCTGCTGCTCGTATGAGCGCATGGGTTCGAATCCCATCTGATGCACTTGCGACCCGATGTTCCATAAAATCTGTAGTACCAATAGTATGGATTTTATGAAATGTATATGGGACAGTGACAGTGTAGCACACGTCACGCTTACCGTGAAAGACTATCCAGACCAAGGTGTCGAACTCGACGACCTCAAACCCATAATCGAAGAGATCCGGACCAAGTCAACGGGTATGATCATCAAGGCGGACCTAGCCGGTGCTGGGCTCGTGACGCTCGACAGGTTCAGGCTCATCGTCAAGATTGTTAAAGAGGTGGTCGAGTACACGCGCGAGGACAACATCCTGAGACAAATTCAGTTTGTAAATACGGGATTCATATTCAGGACCTTGTACGGGCCCATAAGCCTGGCGATCCCCAAGTACTTTCGCGATATTGTCGTGTTTTTATAAACCTTTTCCATACGTAGATGGAGTGCTCCTGGCTTCGCTTCCAGCCCGACGAGGATGCCAAGATTTTGTACGTTGAGATCCTCGTCGGGAAACTCCTCGAGCTTCAGCCCAGTACCACAGAGGCTACTGACGAGTTTTGTCAGGAACTTTACCCTGTTCTCGACCAGATTCAGGCTCTGTGTCTTCAGCGCGGCTTTAAGCAGGTGTGTTCGGCCGACCTGTCTGGGGTCAAGGTTCGTAACATCAAACCCATGACCGCTATGCGTATGATTTGGAACGTCTACGAACACACGAAAAATTGTATCCTGCTCCAGGGGTGTGAAGTGTCTGGTGGTGGCGCGTTTTTCAACGCATTGGTTGGTGCTCTGCGAGGATTCCTTCCACCGTTCATGAGGAATATGATCACTCTACTACCAGGAACAAACCTTGAAGAGGATGAGGACTGTTATGAGGATGCGATCGACTTTGAAGAAGAAAAGTAAATGACTATAATACTTATTAAAATTACAAATATTGGTTTGAAGTTTTGAAACAGCCATCTAATTCCATACGTAAAATCATAAGTCCTGGCAAGTCCTATATCTCCTTTAATTGTGGACTTTAAAAGTCCAATTAATACCGAGTCGTCGACACACTCTTGTTTGGCGATGGGCTCCTGGACACACAGAATTTTAATAGGAAATCTGTTGAGCTGAAAGTCGATCCCGACCTTCATGAATTTTGGATCGAAAACGGAAATTTTCTTGGCACACTCGAGACGAATTATGTACGCATGAGTCCCGAGTGGCTGACCTTCGTATATGTTATCTGTAATATTGGTTTTGATAATGGGTGTAATTGGCCCGAGGTTTATAATGTCCCACGCGGTGCCACTTGCATGTTCGAGCACCTCGTTCAATTTTGTTTCAAAATCTGGAACAAGTCTTACATCATCCTCACACACGAGTGCAATTTCATGACCCTTTTGGACCATGTCGCGCCAGATGCGTACGTGACTCATAGCACATCCGTACTCTGAGGGACTGATGTAGATTCCGGTTGGTGCTTCGACTCGTCCGTCTGTGGCTGGGAAGAATTCGACTGTGAGTCCTTCACGGGTAAACTCTTGTTCGACAACTTTTCTTCGGTCCGTTCGTCGTTCGAGGTTGACACAGTAGGTATGCATTGATAGTCTGAATCATTTTTAAAACCATCATCAATCGCATGTGTCGTCACGTCAATCACGTGCCAAAGCAAAATGGTCAAAATGAAGGCACGTGCTTTGATGTCGAGGTCTTTTACAAATTTCAGAATTAAAATTGGAACCAAGATGGCAAAGGCATGGACCCGCCAACTTGCTTGGTACTGACCTTGTTCAAATGCAAGGTAAAATGCATAAGTTGCCAGTAGAACCGAAAGTTCCAACTTCATTACTACCAGATCGAGTTAAAAAAAGCAACCCTAAAAAACAACAAGGATGAGTGACCTACTCATGTTTTATCCGCATGGTCGTCACCTGTACATAGAGTTTATGGGGGCTCGGTACATCGAACGTCAGCCCAAGACGGCCCTCGAGGCACGGGAGTTTTCATTGGCGCTCAAGCCGATCATTCAGCAGCTCGATGATTACGTGGAGAAGCACGGTCTGAAGGAAATCATCGAGCTGAACCTCAAGGGGGTGCCAATTTCAAAACTAAATTCAGAGACGGCTGTGCATCTACTGAAACTCATGGTTGAGATTCGACCCGAGAAGGGTCTTCTGGAAAAGATTCGCATCACAAACAGTAATCCCCTGTTTAGCATGGTGTACAAGAACGTTCGGGGACGTCTTCCAGTGCGTATTTCTAGCATCGTGGAATTTGCCGACAATGATAAATTTTTTTAAGACTCTATGAATAGGATGAAGGAAGACTCTTGGCACACGAAGGAGGAGGAGTTTCTCAAAAAGATTGAGATGCAGTGTAACGCATACCAGATGTACTTCAATAAAGACTATATGTACTACCACAGCCTGTCGTCACGGTTCAACATCCCTATCCTGGTCGTGTCATCCATCAACGCACTCACAGCCATTTCGCTCAACGACTTTTTGGGACAGAGATATGTCAGTATCCTGAACGCGGTATTATCAGCCGGTACGGGAATCTTGGGTTCGATTCAATTATACATGAAAATCAATGAAAAGATGTCAAATGCCCTGCGCTCGAGTATCCTGATGAAACGCTTGGCGCTCAAGATTTCCAAGGAGATGAGCATAGACCGGGAACAGCGCGGGACGGTCGGTCAGCAGTTTCTTCAGGAATGTTTCAGTGAGTTTAATGCGGCGCTCGAACAGTCGAACCCCGTAGAAAAGAAGATTCAAAACTTTTTGGCCCTCGGGCAACAACCACCACCTGCCAAACCCATGAGTTTTCTAAACCTTGCGTCAGCCGCTGTGGCGAGTCTAAGTCCTAAACGCTCGTCGATGGATCTCGAAGCGAGTTTCACCTCATATGGAAAGATGTCACCTCCCGAGGGGACTCGCGCCAAAATGCTTTGGGGTTTTCTTGGAACAAATCGAAGAGCCGAGAGTTCTCCGCCCGAATCAGAGTCTCCTCCGAATCTGATCGAACCAACCCTGGAGGAAGACTCTCCAAGAGGACGGGGTGCAGGGCCGCGAGTTCGGGGGTGCGAAGTTTAGCGACGGCGAATCCTAGGTCCAGGTCCAGACCCGTTTTGACGTCCCGGAGCCAATAGTGTTCACACGCCTCTTTTGTTTGTTCGATGACACACCATCCCTTGACCATAACAGTCTCGACAGTACCTTTCTGGTCAAGTGAACGTTTCAGAAGCGCCAAATGGTGTATGACCGTCCCTGGGACGTTGTGAACCTTGAGACGGAGCGCCGCCTGTTTTACCACCTCGTCCATTAGTAACTGCAGAGCACTTATTTTGAGGAACGCGCCGCGATAAAAAAATAAGACGCTAAAATAACAAGATGGCGTGGACAGTTCCTTCGGAACTGGACCCGATCCTCACACCCTCTACTTCGCGCTTCACAACCTTTCCTATACGGTACCCGGATCTATGGGCACTGTATAAGAAAGCCATCGGGTCGTTCTGGACGGTCGAGGAGATTGACCTTGCGAGCGACCTCAAGGATTGGGACAAACTCAATGGCGACGAACAGCACTTCATCAAGACGGTCCTGGCGTTCTTTGCCGCCTCAGACGGGATCGTGTTTGAAAATTTGGACCTGAATTTCACAAAGGATGTTCAGATTCCAGAGGCTCGGTCGTTCTACGCGTACCAGGGGTTCAACGAAAGTATCCATGGAGAGACGTATTCGCTCATGATTGACAAGTTGGTCAGGGACCCTGAAGAAAAGGCGGGACTCTTCCGAGCTATAGAGACTGTGCCCGCTGTGAAGAAAAAGGCGGAATGGGCCCTCCGCTGGGCCGGGACTTTGGCGCCTTTTGCACAGCGCCTCGTAGCTTTCGCCTGTGTGGAAGGAATCTTCTTCTCGGGCTCCTTCTGTTCCATATTTTGGCTCAAAAAACGTGGCCTCATGCCCGGTCTTTCATTCTCGAACGAGCTCATCAGTCGGGACGAGGGTCTGCACCAGGAGTTTGCTGTGACCCTGTATTCGCATCTCAAGGAGAAGCTCGATGATGATACTGTGTTCAGGATCGTTGTCGAGGCGCTCGAGATTGAGAGGGAATTTATCACGGAGGCTTTGCCATGTAAGCTGATCGGTATGGATGCCGAGTCGATGACCGAGTACATCAAGTTTGTGGCCCAGCGTTTGTTGAATCAGCTCGGTGTGACGCAGCACTCGATCACGGCCAGTAACCCTTTCGACTGGATGGAAAACATCTCGTTGGAAGGAAAGACCAACTTTTTCGAAAAGCGTGTCGGTGACTATTCAAAGCACATGGTGGTTGAGGGTGACGGGGTCAGGTTTGACGAAGAGTTCTAGACCACCTCATTCCGCTGGGCCCAGTGAACGTACTCCTGGGCCTGCTGATCCTTACGAGTCTCGAAATTTGAAACACGTGGAACAACACGCATGAGAAAACCTACGAGCAAAACGAAAACCAAAGCATGGAGCAAAAGGCCCGGGAACGTTGCCAGTCCTTCTGCGCTAGCGACCCAACTTCCGAGGACACCACGAACCGCCTTGTACGTCGCCGGATGGGCGATGAGGACATAGGCGAGGAAGGGCACTACGTAAAAGTTGAGCTGAGACATTTAATTTTAGTTGAGAATTTACTCGTCAGCCAGGGCTGGACGGATGATCGAGTGGGTGTCTGGGCGGTGGTACTTGGACACGCGCTTGCCATAGACCAGACGCCACACGAACGTGCTGAGCAGAACGAACACCAGGGCGTGCAGAAGCAGACCCAGGTTGCTTGGGACGCCGTAGGTGGAGCCGACCCAGCCACCGAACAGGCTACGGGTCAGCTTGAAGGTCTCGGGGTTCGCGACCAGGAAAAAAACGATAAAGGGCACAACCTTCTTGCTCCAGTCAATGTCCATTTGGTACTATTTGTTTAGAAATTAGTTTCCGTAAGCCTGTCTGTGCTGACGAAGCATCTGGGCCCCTAGATTCTTATTCTCGGGTTCAAAAGTCTGGCGAGCGTTCTGATTTTCGGGCTGCGTGCTCTTCGTGCGTAGCTCACGATTCACTTTGGCCACGTTCACAGACCCATTCGCCTTGAGGAACCGTTTGTTTTTAATATTAAAATTCAAGGGTGGTCGGTTTCGGTACTTGTCCCGTGCAGGAACCTGAAGAGACACGAGAATCTTATCGACCGTCTTTTTCTGTGCTGCTGTTAACCGTGGGTCGTTTTTCAGCGCCGACCAGTTGAACCTGTTCATATAAGACGCCCCCGGGAGACGCCCTTTGGGACCAGGTTTCTGAGGCGTTTTGAGGATGGCCCACTGAGCCTTGCCCGTCGACTCTTCCGTATTTTGAACTGAATTTAGAACATTCTTGACGCGTGTCAAGAGCGGGTACTGTCGGTACAAATTCTGTACAGAATTTGTCTCCTGGCCCATCGTGGTTTGTCGGGTGGAGATGGGCCCAATCAGTTTCCCTGCTTGAAGAGGTTTCCGGAACTTACGTTGCGAACCTTGGGAACGTTCTGGTTTCGGTTGTTCAGGTTGTACCGGGCGTTATTCGCACTGTTTGCAAAGTACCAATTGGATCCGGGGTTGTTACGTTTCACCTTCACCTTGGTGTTCATTCCTGGAACATTGACGTTGAGTTCGAGAGGTGCAGGTGCACCAGTCTCTCCCGGCAGCACCTTGGAGTTCAAACGCCGACGGTAATTGTTTATTTTTGATTTCAAATTAGCGTTGTTCACTTGACCCACCTTTTTCAGGAGAACATTCAGACGACGGATCTCCTCACGGGCCTGCGCCTGGTTCATGACGTTCGTGTTCTGGCTCACGGCACCCCGGATCGCGTTTATATTTGCACTTCCGGAACCGGCCACGCCTTCGGCAACGTTCGTACGAAGCCGATTGTTGATGAGACGTAGAACGGCCGTCTTGCGGTTGTTGTTTATGTTGAGGGCCTCGAGATTCGCCTTTAGTTTTTCAACCTCGGCAATACTCTTTCCATTGGGGCTCGTGATGTTGTTATTTGTGACGCCATTCAAAAGTGATGCTAGGGCTGCACGTTTGGCGTTTACATTCGCCGCCTCTGCGCCGTTTGCGGCGATCCGAGCTTGTTGCATGGGAGTTGCATTTGGAAGAGCCTGGCGAGCAGCCTGGGCAGCCGCCTCTGCACCCGCCTGCTGAGCAGCAGCCGGTCCTTGACGCTGGACCTGGGCCTGAGCCTGGGCAGCACCTGCAGCGGCAGCAGCAACCTGATTAGGAGGTGCACCGATGGCCAGTAGAGGCTTGGCGGCAGCAGCGCCTACACTAGATGGTACAGTGCTGTTTGCGTTTGCCGCACCCGCCGCCGCCTTTGCTGCATTGGTGTTTGAACCACCAGCATTACGCACGGCCGCCGCCGCGTTCGCCGCCACCTTTGGTCGTTTGGCGTTGATATAAAGTTTGAGTGCCTGGACAACCTTTGCGTTTATGGGCGGCATTGCATCTTTATTGTTGGTGTTACGAGCCAGAATGTATGATTTGATATATGTATTCAAGTTTGTCTTGAGAGTTATCGCGTTATTATTTCGCCGACGAAACCAATTCATGATAGCCATACTGTAGAGCTCGAAAAAAATTGATGTGTCCCTGAAGCTACATAAAGGGCTGGGGCATGTATATAGTAGAACAAAGTACAAGATGGCTCTCCAGATGTTCAGCTCCTTCGATGCCTCCAATGTCACCTTCTCCGACGTGCGCAAGAATGCCAAGGGTGGCAAGGCGGTGTACCTGAACGCGGTCGGAGGTGGTAAGCTGATCTTCCAGCTTCCTCAGCTTCGCGCACCTTTTGGTCTGAGTGAGTTCAAGGATGAGGCGTCTGGTCGCGTGAGTTACAGTCTGCCCCTGAGCCTCGACAAGCCCGATGTGCTCGAGAAGTTTGCCAAGCTGGATGCTCGCGTGCTCGACTACATCGCCGAGCACTCTGAGGAGATTCTGGGCAAGAAGATGTCTCGCGAGGTGATTGCCGAGGGTATGTACAAGTCGCCTGTCAAGCCCAGCTCCAAGGAGGGCTACGCGCCCACTCTGAATCTCAAGGTGATTACGGATCCCAAGACGGGTGCGCCAGCCACCGAGGCTTACAACGCTCAGCGTCAGTCTGTTCCTCTGAGCGACCTCGAGAAGGGCCAGTCCCTGAGTGCCATCGTCGAGCTCAATCAGATTTGGCGTACTCCAGCCGGTGTCGGTGTTTCCGTTCGTGTTCACCAGGTTATGTTTGCCCCGACCAACAAGCTGAAGCCCTGTGCATTTCTCGCCCCTGCCGAAGAGCCCGTCGAGACGGGGACCGACACTGAGACCGGGAGCGATGTCAGCGTTGATGAGGAGTAGTCCCAGTTCCGAAGGAACTGTCCCCAAGATCCCAGACTTTGAACTTTAGAATTGATGTGTAATTTTATACAAGACTTTGCCGAAAATAATACTACGTACTATTACTAAACATGAGCTGGATAAACTCCAGACAATTTACAATATCCAACCGAAATGGTCGTCACTACGTGTTTCGTCGTAACAACGCAGGCAACACGGAGATTAACGTTCCCCGCAATATCACAACCAAGGCTCAAGCCGTCGCGTGGCTCAAAGCTCATCCAAACAAGGTGGCGCGCCCAAACAGATACAAGGCGAAGCGCGGGGCGGCGGCTCGTCAAGGTAACATGAAACCTTTTGAGCGTATGATAAATGGCAAAAAAATGGTACGTTTTATAAATAAAGAAGGTCGCGAGTACTTTCGACCCGCGCCATCCAAAGAGCCCAATTACTTTAGTAACAGAAAGTTCACACCTACAAATTGGACGTGTGCACAGCTCAAGACTGAGACGTCCAGGTACCCGATGAAAGCTATCGGTAAGGGCCGTCAGGGTATCGTGTTTGTGGCGTCACGGTACTCGAACGGGCGGTACCCTTTTGCACTCAAGGTGGCTCCCCGTGATCTTCGCTCGGCTCATGTAGGTGAACCTCAACCTGCCGAAGTTGAATTTAAGATTCAAAATGCGGTGATGCGTGTTGCTCCGGAAGGCGTCGTGCGCGTTCGTCAGATTTTGAGGTGCACAGACTTTGTCAAACCTTCCCAAATTGATATGAAGAATGTCCAAAACTCGAACAGTTACGACAAGTCTAAGCAGATCATCATCGTCATGGAATACGCACCGAAAGGTTCACTGAAGAAATGGTTCGATACGTCGTCGCCCTCGGACGCCGGTATTCGCAAGGTAATCTCTCAAATTCTCGTGACCCTTAAAAAAATCAAGGATGTTTACCCTTACTTCAATCACAACGATTTACATCTCGAAAATGTTTTCATGTCGGACCGCGGACCCCTCTTGGGTGATTTCGGGTGGGCTCGTCTGGAAAGGAACGGTACAAACCCTGCGGTAAACAGGGCCAACGGTACAGAAACTGCGAGTTTTTGGGGAGTCGGCCCAAAGACTGATCCACGTTACGATCATCATTTCATTTTGAATGAAATTCGGGAGTGGGTCGTACGTCACGGTGGTGTGGCTAAATATCCAGAGTCACTCAAGTTTTTAAACATGGCGATTCCTATCGGTTACCGCGGTCCAAAAGACGCGCACGTATCCGAGTGGCGTCTGAAATACGGTGATCCGTGTGAGAATCTTCCGTCGTTGACGCGGCTCGTGCGGACACCGTACGTTTCTGGAATCAAGAGACTCGTCACGTCCCCGAACCTTCAAGCGGCGAGACGCCGTCTCAGAAAGGTTTCCTCACGGAGCCTCCCTCCACCCCTGAGCCCCATCGGACCTCCCCGAACCAAAAAGGTCAACTACAAACTGAGCCCTTCATCCGGTCGGGCTAAAATTCAGTCTAAAAATACAGGTCGGTGGGTCTATGCCGATCTCCAGTCGATGAACTTTTTGAAGAATTTAGCTTCAAAGTTAAAAGTCAACGTCGCGGGGATACGCTCAAAGGCGAACATGGCTAAGAAAATTTTCAGCCGGTAATAGTATAAATGTTGGCCAGCAACCGCGAGCTCGGTCAGAAGATTTTTTGGGGTATTCTCATCATCGGCATCCTCATCATCCTCTGGAAGGGTGTGTCCACGTATACGCAGCAGACTCCAGACAAGGGAAATGTGATTGTTTACGGGTCCAAGACGTGTCCCTGGTGCGTCAAGCAAGAGGCTTACCTGAAGGACAAGGGTATTCCTTACGAGTTTGTGGATTGTAAGGATCAGCAGTGCCCCGATTTCGTTCAGGGGTTCCCGACACTAATGGTCGACAACGTTATCAAGTCTGGTTACACTGAGCTCTGATTACAGTCTAAAGAGAGCAATACCCAGAGCCAGCAGGAAGGTCTGGAGCAGGCTGTCCACTGGGCGCAGGATCGTGATGTGCTTGACCAGGGTGCCGTTCCACAGGAACTGCATGAACAGGGTCATGAGAACCACGAACAGGGTAAACACGATGAGGTTGTAAACCATCTCGCGCTGGTTACGGGACTGGAGAATGTTAAGCATCTTTTACAATCTCGGTAGAAATTATTTTAGGTCTACCAACTGGACGGACGTTTGGGTCGTTTTCCTTCTGGACCCTCCGCTTTTCCTTCATCTTTTCAAGGATTTTCTCACGATTCTTCTCGTAATATCTAGATGCAGACGCCCGGGCTTTTTCTGGACTCGTCGGCATCTAGTATTAAAAAATATTTTCTTTGACACCATCAGGCGAGGTCCGATGACGTCAAAAGAGTGTACGAAATGTCATGTGACCAAAGAACTTACCGAATTTTATGTACGAAACGATACGAAAAATGGGTACACGTCCCACTGTAAGGTTTGTGTACAGGCTCGACACAATGCCCGAAAAGTGGAACCTGTTCAGGAGGGTTCAAAAGTTTGTACCCGGTGTAACACTGAAAAACACGTGTCCGAGTTTGGAGCGATGGCGAATGCATTCGATGGCCTGAAGCCACATTGCAAAAACTGTCACGCTGGGATCCAGCTTGATTATGTGGACAAGAACCGGGAGACTGTAAATGCCCGTCACCGTGCTAATAACAAGAAATACATACTAAGCACCAAAAAGAGACGTCAGGAAGATCCAGCGTTCAGGATTCGTTGTAATCTTTCTAAAAGAGTAAGTTCGGCTCTTAAGGCTGCTGGAACGAAAAAATCTGAAAAAACAAAAGAACTTATAGGGTGTTCGATAGAAGATCTCAGGGCGCATTTAGAATCTAAATTCGTAGAAGGTATGACGTGGGAGAAATATGGGGAATGGCACTTGGATCATATTAGACCATGTGTAACATTCAATTTGGTCGACATTGAAGAACAACGCAAATGTTTTCACTGGACGAATCTACAACCGCTCTGGGCAATAGATAACTTGCGTAAAAGTTCTAGATGGGAAGGTTCAACGGCTCGCGTTCGTACCCGTCTGAGCAATACCCCTACGGACCCCCCAAATTGAACACAGTTTGGTATAGTGAAAACCCGGCTTGTACTTGAAATTTGATTTACGCGGGTCTACAATTGTTTTACCCGACGCATCGACGAGTAAAGGCCCACCTGCCCAACCTAACTTGTGAGCCCATAGATTTACCGGGAACGTGATGATTTTTCCAGGCATGAGACGTTGGCTCACTCCGACGACGCGTTCGTTGTTTTTGTTGAGAACTGCCAGACTATAGTTTGTAATTCGGCCGTTCGTGGGGCTCGTGGGGTTGGTCTTTTTCAAGAGGGCTTTTTGAATCACCTCGGGACGAACGTGGAAAAACTTGGCGAGTCCTTTAACGGTGTCACCTGCCCGAATTTTGTAACGTACAGAACCCACATTTTTTAAAAAATGAAAATCACCATAATTGTTACCAAAATCATTTGAAGGTGCTACGAGACACACAACTTTATAGTAACCCGGTTTGCACCGCTGGGTGATGCTTTTCATTCTGTAAACGGCCCGAGGATTATCACTTTGAATTCGTTCAGCAATTCCAGTGCACTTTGTGAACGTGAGACCGTTTGATCCGATACCGGCCCGATTACCAGGGACACTCTTCGTAGATCTTTTACTGGAGTAGCTCCCGAATGCGTAATCGTAACAATTATCGTGAATCTTACCAGATGTTCCCCATGGGTCATATGAAAATGTGGGTTCCGACCCTGACAAAGGAAGACCCCGCCGACGAATAACGGCTGGGCGTTTCACCGGCGTCTTTTTACGCGCCACCGGCATGTTACTATTTAAAGAGAAATTAAGACGGTACCGGCAGTCCAAGTTCCCTGAGGACATCTTCGAGAATCTCGGAAGGCTCGATATCAAAGTGAATATCGGTATAAAATCGACCGGCTGCACCCCCTGGTACGAGAGAACGAAAGTCGAGACCGAACCCTTCCACGATCGACATGACGTTTTGTGTTTCAAAATTAGTGACTCGACGGTCGGGGGGTTCAGCCGTCACCTTTTCGATGATGAGTCGACACCGGTACGTGGGTACGTCAAAGGGTACACGACACATGGGACACGTGGGATCTGGGCCTGTGCAGCTCATCTTCCAACGCTCCAGACACTTGACATGAAATTCGTGTCCACAATCGAGTTTTCGTGTCGGACTTTGACCCCCCATACACGCGAGGCATACGGAACAGGCCGTCCCTCTATGTTGCCAGCAGCGCTCTTGACCCCCCTTGAGCTTCTGGCGACATGGGGTTCCTGATAGGGTCGTCGCCCCACATTCCATTAATTTACTGATGGTATTAGTTTTCACCTGGGGCGTCGCACTGCGTGCTCCTATCTGGACCTTCGCGCTCTCAGAACTTCCGCCTCGAGTGAACGAATTGCGTCCCGGTACTTTTCCCTCATATTCTCCTCGACGTGTTTTCTAAACACTACGATCGGGTCGTCATCCTGTTCCATCCGGCACTGGGGACACTCGATGCTCGTCTCGAACCACGTCATGATACACTTGTTGTGGAATGCGTGTTTACACTTGAGTTTCTTTGCCGTACTTTTCTTAATTTCATCAAGACAGACGGCACATGTTTGTGAAAGATGTGCAAGGCACTTCCCGTCCTGAACAGCCTTCTTTTTGCACTTGGCGCCTGACAGGGTCACCGACGAACAATTCATGATCTGATAGGATCCTACAAATTTCCCTGTGAATTTCCTCAACGCTCCGGTTGGCATTGACCACGTAGACGCGACATGGGACGCTCCTGAGTAGTTTTTGGTACTCTTCAGCGAGTTCAGCCAGGTACTCGCGCGTCACGCCCGTGTCCCCCGCCTGATGGCGCTCCTGGATGTGCTCCCAGGCCAAGTCCAAGTCCTTGGACAAGAAGATGTACACGTCCGGGTACCATGCGTACTGTTCGTAAAACTTGGCATACGTCTCATCCTCTTGCTTCGTCACCTTCCCTTTTTTAAGGAGTACAGGCCAAAAAACCCACCTGGAACTCAAGAGGGATCGCTCGTAAACGACCGTTTCAGACGTTTTCACAGGCCTGAGCGTCTGAAGAATTACCATGTGAAAATAGAACGCCCAACGCTTTGGGTCTTTGTAAAATTCTTCGAGAGGCCAGTCATCAATAGGCTCTCGGCGAACTTTCCAGCCTTTTTGCTCGAGCAGCCCGAGCTGGGTCGTCTTACCCGAACCGATGTTTCCATCGATGACGACCCGAGTCATTAATTAATTTACGAGTTATTTCTTTAGTACGATGCAAAAGGTTCAGCGGTATAAGCAGATGTGCGCGGGGGCGTCGTCACTGGGGGTGGGG